CCGCCGACCGAACCGCTGGGCGCCACGCTGTAGACCCCCGTGCCGCCGACGGAGCCAGACACCTGCGACTGCACCGAGAACACCACTCCGGTGCCGCCGACCGCACTAAACACAACGGAGCCTACTTGCAAACTGCCGTAGCTGAGCCCGGTCACCGTCATCAAGTTGCCGGCGATGGAACCGACACCCTTGGTATCAACGAACTGGTCGACGTTGGTCTCCAGGCGGCGGCGCATGATCGGCCACATGACGATGAAATCGCTGTCTGCCGGCTCCGGTACGCGGTTGATCTGGCCACGGATCACGTCAACGCTGCTCGGCAGCACGCTACTCATAAAGGAGCGCAGCGCCATGATGGCGTCGTCTTCGGTAGGAGTCAGCAATATAGTCACGAGCCATCCTGGAGTACGACTGCCACTTTGCACCAGTCAGGCCACTGTTCGAGGGACTGAACCACTAACCAAGTGCCAATGCTTGTCCCATTATTGATGACAATCAAGTCACCGCCCTTGCCAGCGACGCGCACCGTACCGTCGAGCTTGCCCTTGATGTAGATGGCCCGCTTCTCGCCGTTGAGGTTGAGGCCCTCGACCTGCATCAGGTCCCTAAACGACAAGCTTTGAACCTGCACCGGAACTTCGGTAACTGTGTTGTAAGCCGGCGTCTGTTTGCCGTCGGGAGCGATCGTGTAGCCGGTAGACGACATAACAGTAGCGAAGATATCCGGGTTAACCGCCGTTATGACGCTTCCGGCTATAGAGCGAAGATCCACTTAGGCAACCTTCCGCTGCGCCGAATCGTCTGTCATGCCGATCGCCGCCAAGGCGTGGCCGACGCAGAACTCCGGCGAAAGCTTCTTCTTGAACTTTTCCATTTGGCTACCATGCAACCCCTTCCACATGGCCTTGGCCATAATAGCCTTGGAGAAGAAGTCGTCGATCGAGGCGGCGAAATCGACCACCTCGTCCCACGGCTTCGACAGTAGGTGTGGCTCGGCCACCACTGGGCGACCGATATGCAACGCTGTGTTGCAGCGTGAACTCGACACCAGGCCCATCTCCTCGAACTTCCTTATCTGCACGATCACCTTGGCGCGCGACATCAATTGGTCGCGCTCGGTCTGGGTCTTGAAGTCGCTCACGATCTTAACCGCCTTGGGCGAATTGATTTTGTTCGCCAGCCGCTTGAGCAACTTGAGCCGGCGCGGCGTCAGCGAGCCGTAGAAACCGAAGTCATAGTCCGGTACGATGCCGTGGTTGCGTACCAAAGTCGGCGCGTAGCCCAACTCGATCTGCGCGGTCGGCGCGAATTGGCCGTACCAGCGCGTGATGTTCTCGCCAGGCACCAAGTGGAGGATGCCGTCAAAGTATTTGGCCACTTCGGGGAACACCCGTTGGCGCACAACCATCTCTTCCTGGGTACCGTGGTTGAAGCCTTTATCGGTTGGCTCCTCGGTCGCCAACATCAGAAAGCGGGCGCCCTTGCTGTGGGCCTCGGCGATAATTGGAACGTGATAGGGGAAGAAGCCCTCGACGATGATATTTATGCCTTGACCAGGGCCGAGGAAGCGCGTGTTACTGGTCTCCCACACGATCTGGTGACCGAATGATCTCAACTGATGGCCAAAAATTCCCACAACATCTTCTAGTGAGCGTTGCCCAACTTCATTGTGGTTGAACATATTAACGAGAAAGATCATTTAACCACCCATGTTATAGAATTAGACATTGCGCCAGTGTCAACCAATGGTTGCGTTCCCGACTTCCTGGCGAGAGTAGATGGCTTATTCGGCAGCCAACCGCCGTTAAAAATAGAATCCACGAGCTGGCCCTTGATCTTATCGCCCATGTAATCGAGCGTTACCGTAGCATCGTAGTCGTTGGCCTTTAGCAGCTTCTCAATGTCGCCGGCCCAGCCGCCGCTTTTGTTGGCAACCATGGTGCGAAAGAACGGCCGCGGCGGGATGTTTTTGGTGCCGTACTCGTTCAAAGCAGCCTTCATTGCGTTGAGCGTTCCGCTCTCGTCCGTAGACCCGTCCTGAAACCCGACGCTCAGCGTCCCTGGGCTGCGAACCTTTTCGGCCATCGCCTTGAGTGCGGCCGCCAGCTTAGCGCCACCACTGAACTTAGTGGTGAAGATATCGGCCACTTAATAACCACCGATCATCGGCCAGCGCCCGCCAACCACAAACTGCGGTCGCGCCCTATACCTAGCGGTGCGGTAGCCCACCGTGGCTTGCCAAAACGCAAGACCATATTTTGTCTGCGTGAAAAAAGCCGCGGCAGCCGACATGTTCGTCGGCATCTCGACTGCAACGTGAACGCTACCTTCGGCCGCATCGCTAATGCGACCCACCAACTGTGATGGTGCCTCACCGTTGGCGCCGGAATACAAAAAGGCAAGATGAGCTGTTAACATATTTAGTAAGGTGCTTTGGATTGCTGCAGTAGGCACCGGGCCGCCGCCGTCATTTCGACAATACATTGTGGCTTCATTGAAATATTCTTGAGCTGTCGGCTGGGACACAGCCGCAAATTCAGGATATCTCGCGACCCACGACGCATAGTCGAATGTGACGACGACGCCCATGTGCTTATCACCCCGTCCGAGCGCCGGTCTGGATTGGGGTTACACCCGAACCTCCCGGTGCCATCGGTACAGCCTTCGGCCAGCGCGGGTCGACATTGACCTCGCGCCCCTTGACGTTGATGGTCGCGGGATCGAGCGGCTCGAGGTTACTTTTGACTTCCTCATGCTCTACGGCCATCTTGGCTGCAGCCTCGGAAGTAGCGGCGGCGAAGATCTGCTTGTTCTTCACCATGACGCTATCCTCGTTGGCCTTGAGCCAAGATTCCCACACGTCCGCCGGCACGTTGTGCGTCAATGCGTAGCCGCCCGGCATGGCGAAGTTTGGCTGCGCACTGAGCGGCTTCGGGCCGTTGACCTTGAATCCCTCACCGACCTGGTAGTTGACTTCAACCTCACGGCTGCCACCACCCATGACTTGCTGATGTTCCTTGCGGGACTTGAACACCCTCAAGACGAGACCGTTCGGGACCTTGCACGCCACGCTGACGTGCTTCGATCCCTTGGAGGCTTCGTTTTCTGCCATGGTTCAGACTCCTACCATTCCCTGGAAGGCGACCGGCATGCGGATGATTGCACCCCAAGTGCCGCCAGTAACCTTCTGCTTGAACGCGCTCATCTCGCGCACGATGACATGGGCACGCATCTTCTCATTGAAGGAGCAGTAACCAGTAGCTTGCCCCTCAATCGACTCGGCGATCATCTGCACCATGTTGCCGGCCGCAATGCCTTGCGGATTGGAAGCCGTCAACACCCCGTACTGCACCGCGGTCACGAACCGAAGACCTGGGAAGGTCCTCTTCAACATATCGCTGACGGTGATGCCGAAGGAGTTGGTGAAGTCGAGCGCCACTTGCGAGCCCGGCGACATGGCGAGCACCAACTTGGTGCCCTTGTCAACGAGGCCGGCAGCGGTAGTAACCAGCGTTTCGTAGATCGCCAAGATGTCGTTGTAGACCTCGTTGGCCGTGCAGTTCGGCGCCCCGCCAGTAGTGAACCAAGTGACGCCCACAGCGGGTGATGCCTTGCTTCCAGGTGTCAGGTTGGCCGGCAGGTTCGGGTCGTTGAGCAAACCGTAGTTCTGCAGGCCATTAACACCGTAAAAGTACGACAGGTTCGTAAACTTATTGAGCTGCGTGGCGGCGGACTTATCGATCTCCGACACGTAGTTGATGCGGCCCAGGCCGGCACGCTCGAGTTCGCGCTCGCCGTACTGCTTGACGGTCTGGAACAGGTAGGACTGGCGAGCCGGCCAGTTCATGTTGAGGCCAGCGCGTCCAGAGTTGGCGTAGTCGCCGTAGCTGGACACCTCGCCGGTGTGCTCGACCACCGGGAACAGCGCGGCGTCGTCAAGCCAGGTTCCCTTACGGTTCTCGCCGAGAATCTCCGCTGCCTTGTTCGGGCTGAACAAGATCTCGTAGACCTGCGGGTCGATCAACGTAGTGAGCATCGCCGGGATGCCCGCATTGGGGTCCGTCGTCAACGTGGGCATTGCGTCCATAGCGAGTGCCCAGTTGCGGCGAAACTCTTCGGGTACATAGGCTTTCGCCTCGGCGCCCGGTTCCCAACTAACGCCAAGTTCCATGAGCCGCGCCTTGTCGGCAGCAAAGGTGCGGACTGCTTCTTGCAGGTTCATTTGTGTTTCTCCTTAACCGAGCGGATGGCTGGAAGTTTTGACCAGCTCGCCCGGTGCGCCGCTGGACATGGCGATCCACTTCGTCTCAACATTTCCGTAGGCCGTAATTGAAGTCGAGTTGAGAGTCTGTGTCTTGTTGACGATATAGGTGCCGGAGCCACCTGCTCCAGTACCGAGCGCCGTGATCCAAGTAGTCGTAGCGCTTGTCGTGGTCGTGCCATCGGTACCAGCGATGCTCTGACCAACGGCTAACGTGCCGGTGAGCGAACCACCCACAGTCAACGTACCGTAAGTCTCGGTGATAGTCGTCGAGGTGACGTTCTGTTCGCCGATGCTGACAGTGTAGGTACCAACCGAACCGGAGGTTCCGCCAGTTAACTGACTGACGATCTGCGTGCCGGTGGCAACCGCCACGCCGCCCGCCGAACCTGCGGAACCGGCGATAGTGGCACCAACCACCAACTTGCCGCTGCCGATCGTGCTGACCGTCAGGATGTTGCCGGAGATGGAACCAGTGACCGAGGCCGAACCGGCCGCAATCGAGGCAGCCGTCGAGGTGGCCCCCGCGGTTGGGCTGGCGGTGGCCGCAAACGTCACCTTGCCAGTGGCGAGGTCGGCGTAAGCTTTCTGCCCCATCAAGGCGTCGGCGGTGCCGTCGTTCTTCATGAGGAAGTCACCACCAGTCATCAGCGAGACATCAAGGCCGGCCGGAACCACCATCGACGCATCGGCAAGATAAGTAGTGATCAACGCTCGCTGAGAGCGATGCACGAAACCGGCAACTTGGCCGATGCCGTTGTTGTTGGCTACTTGGCCGGCGTTGTCCGCATCGAGAGGATACGGGGCAACCCAGGCGAAGCGGCCAACAGTAAGACCGTTGGCACCAGCCACGAGTCCTCCAGGGCCGGCGTCGTAGCTGAAGTACGGATTGGCGCTGGCGAAGTCGCCCGCAACGCCAAGTGCCGGAAGGGTGGTAACGGAAGTTTGGAAACCGCCACTCATGTTGATATCTCCTTATGCCTGTCCGATGCGAGCGGCACCGGGGAAACGCTTGTTGAAGCTGTCGACGGAGGCCGCATCCATCGCGATGTGCTCAGCCGCCGGCTTCTTCTCGTTGGGCTTGGGTTGAGCTTCAAGGACGTGCTTGAGCGCGGCAGGATGGATCTGATCGACATCCTTCTTGCCGAGCGCACCAAGCGCAGTGCGGTAGACGCCTTCGGCGCTGTCGTGCGCCATGGCGATATTGCCCACCCACGGCCGCACGAAGTTCTCGGCCTCGCGGATGTCCTTCTGGGTCTTGGTGGCGGTATCGGCAGCGACCTTGATCGCCGACTTGATCGCCGCGTCCATTGCCTTCTTCGGCACCATTTCTTCCTTCTCCTCGTCTTTGGCCGGCTCCTTGACGGGAGTAGACTCGTCTGCGTCCTTGGCTCCGGACATGAGTGCGTCGAGCGCCTTCATATCGTCTTCGGAGATCTTGTCCTTAAGGAAGTTTTTGACGCCCTCGGCGTCCATTGCCGTGTCGTCCTCGTCCTCAGCGGGCTTCTTGACTTCGTCTTTTTCTTCGTCCTTGGCCGGCTCGTCCTTTTTCTCCGGCTCTTCGTCGCCGGCAGGCTCTTCCCTGTCAAGCGAATCGAGGAAGCCGTGGACGTCCTCAAGCTTGGCGTCCTTGGCCAGCTTGCCGTCGAGCAGCTTGGCGATGCCGGCGAAGATTGCCGGCTTGCTCTCGACGTAGTTCTTGGCCGTGACGCCCTTGAGTACTGACGCGAGGTCAATCTTGGCGTCTTGTGCCATCTTCGGCTTCAGGAAGACCATCAGGGCTCCCTGGGCCAGTGCAGCCTTGCGGCTCAGTTTCACACCCATCTGGATGATCTCCTCTGTTATGGGTAATGCCGAATCTCCGACAATGACATCACTGCCGGCTCTCCCTTCCCTTACCAAAGCGACGTGATTGCCGATGATGTCGCGCATCACGCCGTCGTATTCTGCTCCGTTGTAGTTGCCGGGCGTCATATCGGCCCGGTAGCGGTAGGCGGACGAAAGTTCTTTCTGAGTGCCAGACTCCACCGCGTCAATGAAATCCTTCGCCCATAGCACCAGGCTGTTGCGCAGATAAGGCTCCGCAAACTCAGCATCGGTACCGGTGGAGCCGATCACTAAATCAGGCTGGTGATCTTGCGCGTTGACCGGGACGTGCTCGCTAAGTAGCGGTAAATTATTGAATGAAGGCGCGGCCTTGCGCAGTTCAGCCGGGTCGCGCAGCAGCTGATAGACCTTGTCGCGCTTGAGGCCCATCTCTTCCCAGTCAGGGATCTCAGAGCCGAGATAGGGACACACATTCGATTTTGAAATATTTGTTATCTCAACATGCAGCCGACCGTCGTCGTCAGTACGGCGCACGCTGGCGCGGTCGAAGGCGAAGGAATCTTGGGCTTGCTTGTCTTCTTCGTCCTCATCCTTCCCAACAAATTCCTCACCCACCGATTTAGGGATACCAATCGTGCTCTTGCCCTCACGCGCGGCGAACATCGCCCTGCGCTGTGCTTCACTTACCGGAGGATCAGTAGCTATCTGTGGCATTACGATCCCTCCTTCGGAGCGCACGCGCTCTTCGCCAAACCGCCCAACCCCACCTTATCGAAGTCTGCCCAAGTCGAAGTTAGCCAAGTTCGCACGTAGCCGCGCAGCATGCGCGACTGACCGGCGTCGCGGCAGAAGTCGGTAAAGCCGACGCCGAGCTTGTCGACAGTCTCACACGCCCGCTCGGCCAAGTGCGGCACTACCACGGTCTGCGGCTCCATTTGGGCTAACACCGCGGCGAACTTGCTGTCAGCGCCGTCCCATTCGAAGTAACCGCCGGCGACATCGCTGATGTGGTTCTTTACCAGAATGTGCCGCGAGCCACCACCGATCCTGGCGGCAGCCGCCGAAACCTCGCCTAGCGATTGAACGCTTGGTCCCAGCACATGCATCAGAACCAGACCGACGGCGCCGGTTTGAACATCGTCCAACAAATGCGCCTGCTCTAGTGTGGCAAGGCTCTTGGACAGCATGCCGGCCCGCACGTCGATGACGGTGACGCCGGAGGCGACGTCGAACATCTCCATCTGATCCTCGACGCGCGCCATATCGACGACCTTGGCTGACGGCACGAAGCGTGCCAGGCCGCCAGCCGGGTTCTCCGAGTCGAATGCCCTACCTGACACGCCAGTCGAGGCCAGATAGTCGATCAGCGACCGGGTAACGGTGGTCTTGCCGACGCCGCCCTTATCGGAGCCGACCATGATAATCAGAGGCACTGTCATTAGTTTTTCTCTCGGCCCGGCACGGTCATAGCGCCGCGGGTGCAGCGGAAAGCTGTAGCTCATGCATCAGCATTTCCCCATCGGCGCGGTGGCGCATAATTGCTGGGCCGCGCAGCGCAGATTGTCATTGATGACGTGCATACGGCTTTCTTCCACCTTGCCGAGGCGAATTTCCTCGATCTCCTCAGGCGAGGTACCGACGGTGACCGACTCGGCCAAGAAGTAGCCGCCGGGATCGATCAACATGTTAACGAGGTGGGTCACTTAATCTCCGGCGGCTTCCTGTTCGGGTCGATCAGCGGGATGGCGCGCATGAGAACAATGCCGCCGTACATTTTGCCCAATCGCTTAACAACTAGATCAGCTTCTGCGGCGGTTAAAGCCGCCTGCTTTTCATTGCGAACCTTGTCCGCGAACGTAGCCCAAGACCATTTCTGCTCAGGGGTTACATCCTTTTCATCGCCACCGACAAAGAACAGCGCGTGCGCCACGGCATTGCCGAGCGTAAGTGGCTTGCAATGCGAGCAATCCTTGTCGCCTTCCGACTTGGTGAATTGATCGTCAATTGGCTTGCCTGCATCGTCATGCAGGATGGTTGTCATATCGACGGTGCGTGGCTTGTCCTGGGCATAAGCAGGCGAACATAACAATGACAGAGCGATGATTAGATATTTCATTTTGAGCACCATTCTGGGAATGAGACACCTTTTTCAAGCGAGAATACAGGTTTGCCGTTAATCTCAGCGCTAAGGCGCATGTTCAGTGCGCGCAATTCAGGAGATTGCTGTTGCGGCGCTTGAGCTTGAGCGGCCCCACACATAAACAGAAAACAGAAAAGTAGACGTTTCATTAGCGCAGTGTCCTCTTCAATTGTTCGATTTCCGCCTGCTGTTGCTGCACCGCCCGAACTAGCACAGGCACGACTCCGAGATAGTCAAACGTGTTCGGCCTGCCGCTTGCATCAACGCCCATCAAATCTGGAAGCACCGTCCCACCCTGTTCGGCCGTGAAGCCATAGAGCAAGTGATCTGGGTTTCCGTGATCGGCATTGAGATAGTAGCTGACCGGGCGAAGCTGCATGATCTGGTCTAGGCCGGCGTTTAGTTCCGCAATGCTGTGCTTATAGCGCGCGGACGATGTGCCGAGACAGATACCGATGGTGCCGGAGCCTGAGTAAAGCGAGTGAGTAGTCGTATCCTCACAAACCGTGGCATCGGTATGGGCAGTATCAGCAGTAATGGACGGCAACAGGACGGTTCCACCAGAAGTATCGACCGTCAAATAAACCGCCCCGCCGCCTGCTTTTTGAACACGAAATGCCGAAGTGCTATCCGTTCCTGGTCGGAACAAATGTCCAACATTGCCTTTGCTAACGTATAATATTTCTATGTTTGTGTCGGAGCCAATAGCGTTAAGCGTCACAATTCCTGGCGTTCCCGTAACACCACCAGTCAGCCCAAATTGGTCGGCGCAGGTGCCACCGCAATCCTGCACAACCGCGGAAACACCATTCGTAACCGTACCTAAACTAAGCGTTCCGGTGCCTGCACTCTCAATCAATAGAGCACGCGAAGCATCTACACCAGTTCCTTGAATTGTAGCTGCGACTCCAGTAGTTGTTGAAACAACTTTAATGCCGTTGTGAGTAGCATCCGCGCCGATAGAATTAGCAAATATGTTAAAACTGCCGTCAATCTTTCCATTCGATCCCGGCCCAAGTAAAATGTTATTTGTGATTGTAGAATAATTGCTAAGGTCAAACCCAGACCCGATAGTTCCGCAGTTTCCAGTATTGGCGTGCGGATAACAGGCAAAAATTTTGCCGGTTGATTTAAGAGAGTGATACCCGGCGAATGATCCATCCAATAAAAGATAGTCCCACCCCGTTGCACCAGTTGCATTGTTTGCTGAATAGGCAACTCCAAATTGATTTGGAGACACAGTAGATGAGCCATCTTGGACAATTTGCATTCCAATCATTTGATCGGCACTTGCTCCGGTTCGCAAACTCATATCTATTTCAAGGCCAACTCCTTGGCTCCAATCAGTTGCACCGGATAAAAATCGAACATATGGATTAAGTCCGAACAAGGAGCCTGCGCCGTTTCCGGTACCCGATGTTCCTCCCACATTTACGCTGGCCTGAGCGGTCAATCCTATTGTCGAATATTGTGAATTGGTGTCGGAAGGAACCGCATTGAGATTTAAATCAAATTGAGCAAGCGAGCGGCCACCTTTCATCCCAGTGCCGCCATAGTTTCCTGAAAAATAAAACGTGTAAAGAGACACGCCCGATCCGCTGGCATCAACCGTGTCTGAGTTCATAAGAAACAAATTCAGCGAACATCGGCCAGAGTTACACGCCCCTGTCGCCGTATCCGTCGATGTTATTCCGCGCATGCCCGCACTTGAGGATGCGCCTGCGCCGTAGTTAATAGTTGAACTTAGATTTAACCCTGTAGGAAGAGAGACATACCCCGGCGACGACGCCAGCGCCGAACTATCCTGTATCTGCGTCGTGCCAAGGCCAACGATTACGTCGCCAGCGGTGACAGTGCCGGGCAACGGATTGGTTCCACCGGAACCTGGCGGGAGAGGCCCAATCGTCTGCGCGTGCAGAGACGTGGCGAACAACAGGCCGAAGATAAGTGCTAAGATTTTTTTCATGTCACTGGCTCGTCACAATGTAGCCGTCACCAGAGGTACCGGTGATGTCAACGGCATCTGTTAAAACGATTGTTCCGGCAGTACAGGAAATTGTTTGGCCGGGGTTGATCTGGAAAGCATTAGAGGTTGTGGCGCTACCAATGGTGCCAAAGTAAATGTACTGCACATGCGCTCCGGTGTTTTGCAGCAAACAGCCTTTGCGCGTGCTTGATGAGGCGAGAGCTGCCTGGAACGTATTGGTGACGGAGATCGTTGAATTGGTTGTAGTTGTCGTGGCGCCAGAAGTGGTGCTCGCATTGATACACAGCTTTCCGTTAGTATCAATATACAAGTCACCGCTGAAGCCCGTCACCGCCGTTATCGATGAGCAGGATGACACTACAACGACAGCATTAGCCGGCAGCGGCACTAGCAACCAGGCACAAGCTAGTACGATAGCAGTAATTATCTTTTTCATTGCCACATTTTCCTCATCATGCATGAGCCCAGAAGTGCATAGACAGAACACCAACCAGCACGCCGAACCAGAACGGGATGATTGGCCACTGGCGCGTCCACTTGCGGATGTGATCGGATAGTGTGCCCGCTGTGCCGTTGCGATAATAGCTGACCGCTTCCAGCGCGCCGAGGCTTACGATGAAGCAACCGATCCAGATCAGCCAGATCACAGTCACGGTATTGAAACAAGCGCCGCGGCTGTGACTAGCGCCGTGATCTGATCTGCCGTTAAGCCTATAGCCTCACCGAGCGCGAGTAGCGTCGTCGAGTTGGCTGGAATTACATTGGTGCCGTGCGCGAAGAACGCCGACACCGCCGAATTGTTGAGCGCAGCAACCGCAGCTTGTGCCGCGGTCCACTGCGTCGGTGTCATAACCGACTGCAACTGCCAGAGCTGACAACTTGGAATCGGCGCGGGTGGTGCCACATAAGCAGCAATTGCGCCAAAGTCGCCAGCAACTGCTCTGCTAAAAATTTCAGCGCCATGTGCTTCATAATCTGTAGCAGTTGCTGTAAACGGTATAGTCCCTAATGTATCAAACGTTACTTGGCAATTGATCATAGTATGCGCAGCATCAGCCCATTGGCAATCAGCGACCGTTGTGTATGCCAGTGTCATTTGTTTTTCCGTTTAAGCTATTCTAACAAAAAGACCTATATAATATTGGGGAACTTGGTTTCCAGTAATATTTCTCCAAGTGCCACTTTGTGGGGTGCCAGCGCCATTTACAGTGGTGGTAGCCAAATTAAAGTTGCACAAATTTAATGCTGATCCAGCTACCGTTGCCTCATCAGAAACGAAGCTAACACCACTTAACAGCACCGGACCGGACCATCCAACTGGCATAGTACCGTTCGTCGGTATCGGCGCGTAAGCAGCCAAGGCTGCCGCAGCAGCTCTTGACGTGTCGGTAGGATGGATGTGATCGATGCGGGCGCCGTGGGTTGAGGTCCCAGCCGATGCTGTACCATCAACTACCGGCGTCTCAGTAGCGGCAAGCTGGGCGAGGACGAACTGCGCGGTAGCAATCGCCGTCGAGTTAGTGTCACGCGCCACCGTTGTGGTAGTCGGCGTGCCGCTGAACGCCGGCCCCGCCAACAGCGCATAAGCTGACAAGTCGGGGGTCGGGGCATCATCCCAAGTACCGCGCGCCGTTAAATACTTCGGGTCGGTGCCGTCACCTGCGGCCGGTGCCGGTACCAAACCCCTGACGCCGACTGCGGTCCCGGATGCCCCCACCATGTCCGGCACCGCGGACGTGATGGTACTGATAGGTATGGCCGTGGGCGACGCCGCCCCAGTGCCGTTGTTGCCGACCAACGTGCTGCCGGCTTGAACCGCCAGGTTGCTTAGCGCGATGCCAGTGACGGTCGTATAGGTTGGCGAAACACGGTGCCAAGTATTGTCGGAGCCACCGCTGTAGACAATCCAATCGCCGACGCTCCAGGTGGAGACGCCAGAAACTGTAGCAGTGCCGGCGACGTTGCAGATGTAGAAATTGCCGCTGATACCGCTGCCAGAGGCAAGATGTGGCGAGTTAGTACTACCATTCCAAACACCGAGATAACTCAAACCGCCAAGCACCGACGATGGCAGCTCAGCGGTTGGAATACGCCCGGTGGCGTCAAGCGTCGCCACGCCATTGGAGGTGCCCAGCAGCCGATCGAAGTAGGCAGTGGTCGCCAACAACGCCGAGTTACTATTTTGCGCCGGCGTCGGTGCCGTCGGCAGTCCGGTAAAATTAGGAGAGTTTAGTGGGGCTGCGCCAGCTAGAGAAGCTGCCGCGGCTGCCGCCTCGTTGGCCGCGATGACGCATTGGGCCAGCAACGACTCACACTGCCGAATAATCTGGGACGTGGTCGTCATTCTTTTACCTTGACGCTGCCAGGGTAGACCTCATCACGCGGGGTAACATGGATGCGTCGTAGCATGATCAGCAACTTGTCCTTGCCAACTGATATCTGATGGCCCAAGTCATAATCGCGCATGGCATAGATCTTTGGGTCTTTCTTCCGCAGCCGCTTCTTGAACGGTATCGGCGCGCCGATGGTAAGAGCGCGAAGCCTAACCGAGCTGAACGAACAGTTGGTAGCACCAGCAACCTTGGACAGCCCTATTTCGCCGCGAGCACACTTGCGGATAAGTTCGTCGTCCTGCTCGGTGAAATATAGCCGACGACGACGCTGCGGAAACACCAACCCTATGCGCTTGGCATGGTAGGCGATGGTGGTCTTGGCCGCTTCAAGTCGGTAACAAGTCTCAGTGACCGTAAGGCCGTCGACTGCACACTGTATCAACTCGGGGTCGGTGAACTTACGCAGCTTTGAGTGTGATAGCACTTGTGCCAAGTGACGGCGTTCAGAGAAGATGGTCACATGTCAAGTCCCGGTATGACCGAACGCGACACGCAACGGCAGTTTATCAATTCGCCAGGCAGGATAAATTTCCCCTCATCGGGGTCATACCAGCCTTCAGATATTTTATACCGCTTACCGTTGTTCTTGACGTGACTTGGCCTCGGCGTCTTGCCACCGTGCGAATGCATCCAAATAGCTTCGGTAATCTTCATTTCTTTTTGTCTGGCACGCTGCATGGCAGCAGTCGCCAAGTTGTTCTGGCTACGCGCTATAAGCGCGGCCCGCCGCTTAGTGACGCCTAATTGTTCTCGAAGCTCTTTAGCCAGTCCGCCAATATCGCGACCGGTCTGGACCGACCGCATCACCATGCCCTCAACTTGACTGAGGTATGTAGCTGGGATGCTCTTGATCAGTGCGACGTTCTGATGAATAGTGGCGTCGATGATGTCGCGCATTGCCGGCGTCATGGTAAAGCCCACCGCAAAGCCGCCCTTCCTCAAGGCCGATAAGAGAGCCGCATCGCTGCGCTGGCTGACGTCCTGCGCAAAGTAATGGGCCAGCTCAGTGGCGGCTTGGTCGAAGTTGTACATCCACTGACGCACCAGCTGCTGGACGGCGGCCTGTAGCTCGCTGGCAGGCGTTGCGTCTTGGGCCAATTCAGGTCGCAGTCGTTTGTACTGCTGCTCGATCCAGTGCTGGACTGAGACGCCCATCTTCTCAATCAGCTCAACCAGCCGACGCCGGTAGGCTACCTCGAGGCCAATATTAGGGCGCACGGGGCGTAGCACCTTGTCAGTGCGATCGCGATCCTTGCGGTAGATGTAAGGGGCCATTAGGACGCCAGCAGACAAGCTATTGCACTGATCACGATTATTGCAGCGAGAGACAACAAGCCATTATTATTGCGAATGACCCAAGGCACCGGTGGCAACATATCGTGGTACTCACGTCTCCTGGTGATCCTTACGAACAGGACCCCTTCGGCGGCAAGCGCGTCTCTTAGATGAACAGTGGTAAGGCTCATATCAACCCATCGTCACTCTAAGCACCACCATCGACAGCACAATCATTACCACCAGCAAACTACCGTAGCCAATAATCTGTGCCATGAAACCCGTCCCGGCGCTCGACTGCACTCGTCTTCACTACGGCTGACCTGTGGTTGAGGAGTCGTCGAAGGCGCCGGGAGGTAACAATCATAACTGGATCAAGGCGAAGAGCACGACTGCAGCTATAATGGCAACAACGAACACGACGGCAAAGCCTGCCCAATATAAGTAGTCCCGCCGGCTTGGCCTAGCTACTTTGGCGTTCGGGTATAGATGAGCGGTTGACACCTTCTTGACGCGAAGCTGGATCAAGCGCGGATGCTCGTCTGCCATCAGTCTTTACCCGCCTTCTGTGATGCCGGTCCCTCGCCCTTCTTGGTGGTGCCCCTCAAGCTTATATTCTGCCCCTTCAAAGGCTCACCGGTAGCCGGGTCAACCTCCGGCGCAGGCGGCTCCGGCATGTCTTCCACATCCAAGCTGGCATACGGCGCGTCAACGTCAGCCGCGATGCGTTGCCGCACTTCCTCAGACGCCAGCGCCCCTACGCCGTTCACAAGGATGTCGTCAGTCTCGGCATCCATCTTGCGGATAGTTGCCTCCTGCAGTGCGTCGATCGACCACAGCTCCTCGAACCTGATAGTGATGGCCGGGTCAACCTCGCCCCACAGACTGAGCTGGCAGAAGTCAATAACGCGCGACAAGCCAGGGCGGAAGAACTGCTCCTGGAACGCATGGATAGTGTCGTAGAAGGCGCGAATCTCGCCCTCGCTCGAAGCGTTCAAGCCGGCCGGGCTAACGCCCAACAGCTTAACCAACGGAATACGCGACACCGAAGCCATGTGCTCCTGGCTCTGCGCCTGCAGTGAGTCCAAGGTACTCAATGGCGTCGTAACGTTCTTAAAGTCCTCGGTGTCCTTGTTAAGCGCGAAGATGCCACGGTTGTCACGCAGCGAGTTAAACATATCGAGCCGGTTGAACATGGCATCGCCGGTCGTGCTGCCCGCATCCGAGCCATCGAGCGCCGCATTGCTGGAACTAATCATCGCGCTCATGTCCGTCATCAGCACCATCACCGAGAAGCTGTGGATCAGGTCGTTGACCGACTGGCGCGTGGTCAACCAGTTGTCGACGTAGGGCTTGGCAATTTGGCTGCGTGATAGGCCGCCGAAGGCGTAAGCCGGCTTTAAGATGTCCGGCACCTTGTTGCCGACGAACGTCAGCAGCCGCGAGGCGTGGATCTCCTTGGACATGCAGAACCAGACTTCTGGATTGTACCAGTCCGGTCGCAGCGGGTCGTTGGAGTTGTAGCGCTGAGGGTAACACCAGATCGGCTCGATCACGGCCAGGCGCTGCAGCGGGTTCTTTGGGTTGACCTTCATCTTGCTGCGGTCGTTGCGACCGTCGCCAAGGTCCTGGGCCAACTCGTCCCGATCGTCAGTGTCGCCGGTGTCGAGGTACAAATGCGTGCGACCGAAGAAGCCGTCCTGTTCCGCCAGTTGGTAGAACACATCGCGCACATTGAGCCGGTCGAGATAATCTTCCAGCTCCTTAATCTTATCGGTCTTGTCCTCGGCCTCCTCGTCGCCCTCGGACGCCTCGAGCTTGATCCACTTGCGGGTCATCTCGGTGGCAATCACCGAACTGATAACGCGGTATTCGGGGCGCTGGCTGAGTTCGGACAGATAGGCGTAACCGAGGAACGTTAAGCCCTCCGACCACATGCCGGAGATGGTGGCTTGCGCCGCCCAAGTCAGCGCGCCGGACATCGCCTCGTCCATCGCCAGGCTGTGACCGGCAGGCACAACACCTGGCGGCGGTTGGTACGGCTCAAACGGATTGATGCGCGGCTTGCTGTCCAACTGGCGCGTCTTCTTCAGCGCCCTGGCGCGAGCAAGCGTGAAGTCATGAACCTTGAACGGCGGCTTGGTCGGCTTATTGGCCTCAACCACAGTGACCTTCTTCGGCACACGCTTACCGCGACGACGCTCCTGACGCACGGTCTCTTGGAGGATCTTCTTGAGCTTAGAGCGTTTCATTTTGATCCACGCAGGCCGAGGACAACTCGGCAACCCGACATCTTTTTCCTCGACAGCCGGGGTCCTGTGACCAGAGCGGGCAACTTAATCCCGTTGTAGTCCGAGGTGGTGACCGTCCCACTAAAGGGTTTCTGCGTAGAACTCTTCACTTAAAACCGCGTCCTACCGCGCATCGGCATCGAGGCGCGTTGTAGCATGCCGGCGGAGATGACCATGGGCGCGCGCACATGGCCACGATGCATCACGGCCAACGCCAGCGAACACACACAGTCGTCGTGGAAACCTTCGGGAGCCGTATACCTTACGCCGGTCCTCGTATACTCGTACTCAAAGTCATCAAGTTCATTTCGAATTACCCCATCAGGGAAACTTATGCTGCCACTCTGGATGGCCACCGCCAAGCCTTCCATCAGTTGCTGCTTGGAGCCGGAGGTAAACTTGTAACCTTGGAACGAGGAACCTGGCACCTTCTCCAGCATGCCGGCCCTGTCCTCGTAATTCTGCGGCGGGGCACCCGAGCGCTTCTGCAGCATCTCCACCACCGGATCACCAAGACCAGTACTGTCCACCAGTGCCGGCGTGCCGCCGGTTACTTTCTTGATGCGCTCAATGGCCTCGGGCCATGGCATCTGGAAGCGTTCAATACGGCACACCGCGCCGCTTCCATCAAGCGCCGTACCAACGGTCCAGTCGACGCTCTTGCCCAAATCCCAACCCCAGACTTTGGGGGCACCGGCCGACATTGGCTTGACGCAGGCTGCTATCGCCGCCAGGCCAAATGGATTGCCACCGTCGTCGGATGGCTCTGCCAGATACAATTCACGAAAGACTTGTTCCGGTAGATCGCGTTTAGCTTCCGCAATTTCTTGGTCGGCAAGGACACCGGCAGCAACTGCGTCGGAGGCAACAATCTTGAAGTGAGCCATCCCCGGCTCACCGCTCTCCGCCTTGCGCGCCAAAGCATAGAACCAATTCTTGCGCCCTTTGACATTCCCAATAAAGCGAACAGGGCCACGAGTGGCAGTAATAGTAGAGCGGATCGCATGCCAGCTCTCCTCGCGCATACGGGAGGCTTCGTCGAGCACTGCGGCGTAGACGTCTTCACCATATAGATTATCAGGCTTCTCGGCGCTCTTGAACCAAATCACCGTGCCGGAAACATTTATCCGAAGAATCAAATCACCATCGTTGGAATGAAACGTGCCCTCGGGATAGGCGCGCTTCATACGGGTGTAGGCAATGTTGGCCTGAACGTAGACCGGCGCCACCCACCAATAGTTCTGCCCAGCTTTGCCGAACAGCGCCTGCTCAAACAACCATGCGATGCAGCCAACAGTCTTGCCGGTTTTGGTGGCGGCCTCAATTAAGCTGAAGCGCGCCAGCGCGCCGGAAGGATCGCGCGGGTAAAATATGGCATGCTCTTGCTTCGGATAAAGCCAGGGCCGCTCGTAGGTGACATCAACGACGTCGCCATCAGCCGGTACGCTTGACGAAGGGGACGACGTCTCCTCGGTAGGCTGCTCGTTCAGCGTCATCGGAGGCCGACTTCAATTCCATCTTGATGTGCGTGGTGGTAGAGTTCTTAGTAACAGTGATTGCTTGCAGCCGCGGGTTAGTGTACGGCGCAACATCGCGAGCGCAGTCCTGAGACTTCTCACGTGCGGCGATATAGTAGGCAGAAACCTTATTGAAATCCTTCAAGGCGTCTTCAAGCTCCTGCGCCTTCTCTGCCGGAAGCGAGTTGAGTTTTGCAATCAACGCTTCATGCTGCTCGCCCAGCTTGTCGGCCTTGTCCTTCCAAAACAGCATGTTGTCGACCATCACCGACAAACCGTCAAAGCCTTGACGCACCAATTCGTTGGCGAGGCTACGCGTGAGCTTGGTTGCAGCGCCTTTGGGCCGCCCGCCCTTCTTGCCGTTCTCTCTGGATACTTCTGCTGGAATTGGCACGGTTAAAACCTGACTAAACTATTGATCCCATTGCCGCAGCATCGGCAGACAAGCTTGCGCTTTCCTGCTCCCCGGTCGACAACACTCATGCAGGCCTAAGCCGCGACGAGGTCGCCTATCTCAAACTTAATCGAGCGCTTGGCGCCAAGAATGCTGAACAACGCAGCCTCCCGCTCGCCGGGCAGCTCGCCGATGTAACTTCCAATTTTATCTGATAACGGCCCGGTGGCCGGGCGTACTTGCTGGCCGGGTTGAAACCTCGGCGCCTTGAGCTGGATGAGAACCCCGTCCTTGTCGCAGCGGGCCTTCAACCTAATGATCTCGCCTTCGTGCGCCGGCCCTATCACGTCGGCCACCCCCCGCATGTCGAAGATAACTTCCCAACCGGGGGATAACTTGATGGGCAAATAATTGAACAGCAATGGATCGAGCCGGTGGACGCGCTTGCCGCGATGCCTGACCGTGCGTCTAACGCGCGGGAAGAAGTATTCGAACTGGGCTTTAAGAAGTTGTTCAATGACGTCTTCCTGTTGATGCCAGAACGTAACCGCGCAGGCCCAGCCGTGCAATTGAAAGCCCCTTCGGGTTGCTGGGGTCGGTTTATAATAGCACCGGCCGCAACAAAGCAAGGGGGGAATTGCGAAGACCTACCCCTAGGTATGGGGGGTCGGCCAAAAACGTTTTAGGCATTTTAGGCATACCCCCCTTAAATATCCCCCCAAAAAGACCAGACAATGTTATTGTCCCTAAAATACCTATAATGTATATATATATTATAATATATAAGGAAATACAAGCAGTTAAGCCCATTTTTATTGGCAAAACGTTTTAGGAGTCGCTATGCCTAAAACGATCGATTTAGGCAATGGGTTTTTGGATTTGCAGTACCTAAAACGTGGGAGGGGGAGCCGTTTACCTTGTACGTCTCCCTAAAACGTCGGGCGGGGAAAAGCTATATATAGGGGGTAGTGGCAGGCTAAGGATTCGGGGATAAGGGGGCTTTAGCGATACCAAAACGTTGGCGGCCCCCCGCCTTCCGGTGTTTGGCGCTCGGCCTTTATGCTGCCGGCCACAATCAATTGCTCCAACGCTTCTTTTAAATCGCGCGACTTATATTTGTATTTAAGCGCCTGTATCAGGTCGCTATGCCTAACCCGTTTAGAGCCATTGCTGAGCCGGCCGATGGTCCGCTTAATATCGTTGGCCATGGCTTGGTGCTCGCTATCGGCAATATAAAGCCCGGCGGAGACCACCAGCTTGTTGGCTGACCAGCGGGCAAATTCGCAGGCCCAGGTCATAACATCTATTTCAATGCAATCTGTGCCAAGCCCAACGGTAACAATAGTGGCCAACCGCATGGCAATCTCGGCGGTGCGGGCCATGAGGGAGCCAACATCCTCGTCCTGATCGTTTAGGTTTTGCAGCTCCTCGGCAAACCGGTTCCAATGGGTATCGGCTACGTCGGAAATAGCCAGGCTAACGTAGGAGGGCGAGGATGCCGATAGTTTGTTCATGGCCCCGCCCAAGCGGCCGTATATGGCCCGCAACCCATGCACAATGCCCTCCGGGGGCCGGGCCGGGTCCTGTTGGGGGGTTTGTTTGGCAGGGCGACCGGGGCTTTCAATAATAAGGAAGCGGTTGAGGATGCCGTTAACAATATCGGCACCCTCCAGGCTGGTGTAGAACTCGCCAGCGGTCGATGTGCCAAAGATGGACATGGCTGGGCTTTCAATCTTGCGCGCCGGGAGCTGCGCCCACTCAGGCGTAGTCATAGTAGTAAAGCTGTTGCCCCACGCCATACGCAGAACCGAGGACACCGCGCCCTCAAAGCCAGAGGCCCGCTTGTTGTTGACCCGCTTTAGGAAGGCACCGAACTCGTCCATGGCACAGACCGACAAGGGTTCCCTGACCAAGAAGTTGATAACCGCCGGCATGCTAATAAATTGGCTAGGGCCAACGTGGGAACCCATGCCGGAGGCTTGGAGAATAGTGCCTATTTGGGAGAGCGGGTGGTTTTTGCCCGCCCCGGTACGGGCTATGCCAATAACGTACAGGTGGGTGCCTGAGCGTGTAGGGCCGGCTATGTGGCGCCCGGCAGCGGTGCCTACGATGGTCAAGGCAGCACCCAAGGAAAGAGCAGGCTGCGGATACATGGCGGTGTCACATATCCATTTGGCAATGGCACCGACCAGGCCGGGGACCTGGAAAGAAGGTGTAGGTGCTTCCTTGGGGTTGGAGGTTGGGGCCGGGGGAGCCGCCGCAAGCTGCGGCAGGTCGATAACAACACCGCTGGGCAGAGAGTCGGAGGGACCTTTTGGGTGTCCTATACCGTCTTGTAGGGCGCGCGCTATAGTGCCCTTGGGGCCTAGCGCCTTGTCGTAGGGCTTAATGCCCCAGGAAGAGGCCGCCTGCCAAAGTCTGGTGCGGGTAGTTGTAAGGTCAAGGCATTCCCCGCCAACCAGTTGGCCGGCGCGGAACGCCAAGGCGTTGGCTTGGTTGTTGCGCTCGCCTTGTGGGGTGTTCTTAAGTTCCTCGAGGATTTCATTGAACGCGGCCTCGCCATAAGCCTTAAGCCGATCGTCGGGAAGAAGGGCTATGGGTTGGGGAGCGGACTGTTGATGGGGCGATAATAGTTCAAGCAACCATGGCGGTGGGTCTTGGGCGTTGGTAAGCAGACCATGCAGAACGTAAGCCTGCATGGTGTCGGTAAAGATAGAACCCGGCCCTATAACAAAGCCGCCCATGCCGCGCACGTCAATACCACACTCGTGCTTGGGCGGCAGCCTACCGCGGGCATTGTTGTGCTCCGTTGGGTTGCGGTAGAACAAATGCCGGCCGCCGGACGGTGTATCGCTATAAGGAACGTTGAGTGGGTCATTGAATTGTTCAGCATAATGGGTGAGCCAGGCTAGACCGTCCGCTGGCTTCTTGTCGCAGTCGATAACCAGCAGATTACACTTGGCCAAGTCAATACCGGGCACCGCATCAGGGTGCTTCTGCCATAACCTGCTTATCTTGTCGGGATCGGTGGTTGAGACCGAACGCCAATAGACGCCCTTGTGCGGGGATTTCTTTGAGCCGCCTTCTTCCTGGCAAGGAAAAACATAGTAGCCCTGGGCTGCTAGCTGTAGAGCCGTCTGACGGTTAATGGACACGGGAGCGGGGCCTTCCTCACAAGGCTATGAAACGGTGCGCCGGGTAATCCTCGCAGTGTGAGGCTGCAAAGAAACCGAGCTTGGGGGGAACGGCTGTCCCCGGCGCGCGTTCGGGTAACTTATAGGCTTTACTTAGACGTCCTATCCCGGTTCCCCAAACATGGTTAATAAACTAGGTTAACAAACGTGGTTAACTTTTAGGGGGTAGTTTGGTTTAAACAAGCCCCCTAGGACTAGGGTGGGTTGGGGCAAGTAAGGGCTAGGGTTGGGGGTCATTCGGCCGCTTCCTCTGTTATTTGTTCAAACCTTACGCCTACCACTCGAAAATATTTGCCATCGGGCTGCACGCAGATTTCTGTGGGTATCTTCAGCTCTTTAATGCGCGAAAGGGCTTCTGAAACTGTTGCGGGGATCGGCCGCTGTCCAGTCTTAAGCCACCATTGCTCGGCGCGTGATCTCATTTGCCCTTGGTGCTGGAAGCCCAGCCATTCCTTGTGGGTGACAAAGCCGCAGGAGTATTCAACGCGAAGGGAATTGGGGGAGCCGGGCTTGGTGTGGACGTAATACTTGACCGCGTCGACGTCGACCCATTGGGCTTTGCCTTTGGAGAGGATATTTGTGTTGGCATCGGCTACGGCTTCGTGCTTGGGCATTAGATCGCGCGGGAACAGATGTCCGCAGATAGGGCATTGCTGGGCAGCCAGCGCCAGGATGGTTTGGCACACAGGACAGGCCTTGGAGAGCGCTTCACCGTCGCCTTTGTTCTCGCCGGCCGACTTGGCCGTGATGGTATCGATAGGACCATGGCGTTCGGTATTGCGAGCGAAGTCGAGAACAAGGCAGTTATCCTTGCCGGGAGCGCGACGAAGCCCACGGCCTACTTGCTGGACGAACAGGCCGGCACTGGCCGTTGGCCTCAAGAGGGCAATAAGATCGGTGCCGGGGTGGTTAAAGCCGGTGCCCAGCACACCTACGCTAGTGAGGCACCTGATATCCCCCTGCGAGAACTGTCTGATAAAACTATCACGCTCGGCCTTGGGGGTTTCACCGGTAACCGTCTCGCAGCTAACGCCTTCGGCGCGGATAGCATCGCGCATGTGGCCGGCATGTTCGACACCAGAACAGAATGCTAACCAGCTTTTTCTCCCGGCGCCTAGCTGGGCAATCTCCTTGGCCGCCGACTTGGTGATCCAGTCCTTATCAACCGCCACCTCGAGCTGGCCGGGGATAAATTCACCACCGCGTTTTTGTACGCCGGAAATGTCAAACTGGGTAAGAGTAGCTTTGCTAAGTAGGGGAGACAAATAGCCCTGTTCAATAAGGTCGGTCACCTTGGCTTCATAGACCACCTTGTCAAATAAGCGGCCTTTGCCGTAGTCGAGGCGGCCTGAGTCAAGGCGAAATGCTGTCGCCGTTGTACCTACCATTCGCATATCTGGGGTCTGGGCACGCAAAGCATTAATAAAGGCCCCGTACATGGTGGCCTGGTTGCGGCTGATGAGGTGGGCCTCGTCGATAAGAAGGATATCAAACCCACCTAACAGAGGAACCTTGTTGTAGACCGACTGGATGCCGACCAACATGATTTGATGATGGCGATCGCGACGCCCGATGCCAGCGCTGTAGATACCGGCCGGGGCCTCCGGCCAAAGGGCAATGAGTTCTTTGTAGTTCTGGCTAATAAGTTCACGGACATGCGTGGCAATGGCAATGCGTAAGCTGGGGTAGCGGGCAAGAATCTCCTTGCAGATAGAAGCAAGGATCAATGACTTGCCAGAGCCGGTCGGCAACACAATGAGGCCATTGACACCGCCCTTGAGCCAATAGGTGTAAAGGGCATCAAGCGCTTGGCGTTGATAGGGGCGGGGATAGAGCATTGACTAGTTACTTAGATGTTTTCTTCGGCGGCCAGTTGCCTTCGTCTTTCGCCCGTTGCTTGGCCTGGTCCACCATGTCGGAGTACTTGTCCCGGTAGCGTCCATAAGCAGAGTCAGCAGTTCGATCGTAAGCGCGGGCTTCCTCAGCGCAATACTCGGCGTAAGTATAACTGGGGTGCTTGTTGCACCAACGGGTCATGCGTTCTTCAATTAGCTCTTCGTGGGCTTCGATGAATAGTTCTTTGGTCATTAGAATACCCCTACAAATTGACCGTGGCATTCATACGAACAAAATACGTAGTTGCTTTCATAGTCTCCGTCTTCCTCTTTTATCTGTTTTCCGCAATTTGAACATTCAACAATACCGTCAAATTCAACATACGCGCCACGGCCTTGCGACGGGAATTGATATTTGGTGGGGTCAACGATTGTGCCGTCTGGTTGTTTGCACCACCAGTGCGCTTGTTCACCCCACTGCAAGCAAAAGTAATGCCCTCGAACTAACGTCAATGTCGGGTCGGCAGCAACTAACGCTTCCGACATTTCTTTGCACTTTCCGCGATACTTGGCGTAGTCGTCGCTCATTTGGGCTCTCCTGTGTTGACCCACTCCGACCCGTCAGCCATCTTATACTTAACCCACCTATCGTTTTCCGAAGCGTCGATCTGCTCGCCCGGCACTAACGACGGCAAAAACAGATGAGACCCGCACCCAACTTGCTGCGCCTTGTAATCCAGCTCCACATCCTTCAAAGCGCACCTGACCACCGCGCCGTCTAAAAACTCTGCACTAATGCAGGTCCGGCAATTCTTCCGCGCCCATTCACCTTCGTGGCATTGCGGCCTTGAGGCGCACCAGCCACAAGGGAATGCCGCTTTGGCTGTAGGGTCTTCAAACAATTTAGAGGGAGCCGCATCGGCCCTAACAATGCGGTCGACCTTGGTTTCCAGCCTAACCGCCAGCGCATGGTCATACTCCACCCGTTCGGCGTAGCGCTCGTCGGTGTCCTTATTCACGGCGTAGTACAGGCAGCGTGTCAGACTTTGCGCGTGCATGTAAAGTTGGCATTGGGCGTAGTGGTCTGGCTTGGCGAGCTGGAGTTTCTTCTTCACAAGGTCCTTGAAGCTTTTGCTATTGTGCGACTTGGTTTCAACCACATGCAAGGTCTTGGCTGCTTCCGGTAAACCTAGAACTTGGCCGTCCAGCTTGCCGCGGAGCCATGAGTGGGCCAAAGCAACCTTGAACTGCTGACCGGTGGCCGGGTCAAGCCGTTCGACTTGGCAACCTATGGCCTCAAGGTCATCCAATAGACGTTCTTCCCAATAGCGCCCAGTGGCGAAGATGCTTTCCTTTTTGCCTGGGTTGTCTTCCTGGCGCGGTGGGCTTGCCCAACGAAAGGCATACCACAGCTTCCGCTCGCACTCGTCCGCCACCATCGACATACCAATACCAAGGCTGTCGCCGTGGTGGGCGTTCTTTTCGTAGGCGCTGTAGACGGCCAGGACGGTGTGGCTGATGGGTTCGGGGAGTTCGGTCATTTAATCTTCCCTAGAGGGCCGCACCGCGGGCAAACCCGGCGGCGGGTTTTCTTGTTTTTAGGCACCTTGCGGCGCCCGCATTTTGGACAGGCTGACATTTTGTTTGCCTTGCTGCATCGAGCGTAGGGCGTTCGTCCTAATCCTCACCGCCCTACGCTACCAACAGTTCTTCCTTGTATGCTTCCTGCGAGCGCATGCGAGCAGGATTTGGCTGCCACTCCTATGAGGGTAAGGACACTAGGGCACAGCCGCCAAACACGTCAGGCGGCCGACTTTGGTTCGGTCGACACACCATTCTTGTAGATAGGCAACGCCCGGATGGCGTCAGCATCTTCCGGGTTGACCATATTGGCCATAAGGTCACGCCGCATTTTGTTGAACTCGGCCTGCTTGACCTTTTCGACGGCATCGGTTTCGTTGGTTACGATTTCTTTGTGTTCCGTCAAGTCAATTTTGGAAACCATCCACTTCACTTTCAGATCGTTGTCTTGGATATCGACGCTGGCGTTGGGGTCGATCACCTTGACAACCGTGAAGTTGTGGCGAGTACCGGATTCCACAACAACCAAATCATCCTTCTTGAGCGTCTGATCGAAAGTCTTGAAATACTCGGCCTTGTGGCCGTCTTCGTAGATGGCGGTGAAGGCACGGATATCCTTATTGATAAGGAACACTGTAGTTGAGCGGTTCATCTTGAACTCCTGTTAAAGTTTTGTTTCTCTTTTTGGCCTCCCCCGGCTCTTCAGGGTAGGTGGGGGTGGGGGAAAAGAGCCGGGGTTGCCAAGGACGCGGGGCGCATTACCAACCCGCGTCAAGCTGGCTAGGTGTGAAACGGAGGATCGATTTCCTCAGGCTGCTGGGCCGAAGCTTGCTGCGGCTTGGGCTGATTCCAAGGCTTGCCGCCGGCCGCGGGCTTGCCCTGGGCCGTAGCTTGCTGGGGTGGCCTGCCTTGCTGTGCCGCCGGCCTCTGAGCCTGCGTTGGCGCCGCACCAGGCGCCCCTTTGCCGACCGTATAGCGGACGGTATTCTGCGGGCCGTATTGGCCGGTCTTGTCCTGCCGGATACCAATGCGGCAAATAAACGGCTTGAACTGAAGTTCATCGGTATCACGCAGTTGCGCCACACCGATGGCCAAGCAAAGGTCGGCCAGCGCCCGCTGGGCAATCCGCTGGGCGTCGGGATTATCATTGCGAATGTTGAGGCGGTCCCAGACGCGGCGATTGGCAAACGGACCTTCCAACACTTCAAGTGTCAGAACGAGCATCTGGCCGGTGCCGGACTTGGTGTCCTCAATCTTGCTTTCGATGATTTGCACCTTGTACTGCCCAATCGGGAGCGGTTCAAAGTTGCGATCATCTTCCGGCACATCGGCCGGTGCGAAGGTTTCTGGAAGTGCGACCATAGGAGTTGCTTTCTATAAGAGGGGTTACGCGGCCTTGGTGACGGCGGCTGTGGGCTTTTTGCTGTTCGGGAAGAATGGCTCCATGACTTTGTACCCTTCGCCCTTTTTGTATTCCAGCTTGTCCGGCATGCCGTAGCGGTTCTTGGCTACATAGGCTGGCCGCGGCGTACAATGTATCCAGCGGTTGCCACCACCAGCGGCCCTTACGCGAGTGCCAGGGCCGGCCTTGGCCTTGGGGTCATTCTGCAACAGGCTGACGTCCTGGTTCAGCAGGAAGATGGCGTCAACTTCATCTTGCATAATGCCGACCGCACGCTTGTGCAAGCGGATGTCGTAACGCGAGTAGCTAGCGGTCATAGGATCGTTGACATTCTCGATGGTTGAGTGGGCAATATAAACAATGCCCATATTCTTGTCGCGGCGCAGGGCATTCATTCCCTCGAGGATGTCCCGCCACGCGCCGTCGGCGCTGACGTAGCCTTTGCCGTAGCCGGGCGCCTCGATATTCAACCAGCTATTGTCGGCGCAGACCTTGGCCCAAACCAACGGTTCCAGCTTGTCCAGGCTGTCGAGCACAACGGTTCTACCTTTGTGGTCCTCGGTGTAGAGCGCAGCAATCGATTCCATGACCTCTTCGTAAGTGGTCAGGCGGCCGAAGCTGGAAAGCACCAGGTCGGACGGCGTGCCGTCTTCAATCTGCAAGAAGATTGGGTCGGGAAACTCCGATGCCAATGTAGTCTTGCCGATACCCGGCGGCCCATAAATGAGCGCACGCGGCGGCTGGGTAGCCTTGACCTGCCGAAGGTCTTTAATACTGATAGCCATTAGACTTCTCCTTTGATGGACCGCTGCCTTGTGAAGTACGGGAGAGGCTGAGTGGCAGCCGGGAGAACCATCTTGGGGCTATGCCCCTGCTCGGGCCTCACTGGTTCGAATGGATATGTTTGGCCTAAACGCCTCAATGTCGGTTAATATCGTGATGGCCTCATTAAGCCCGTAGGCCACATGGTATATACCGCCAGCGCGTTCCAGGTTCTCTTGGAACTGCTCTTGTGCTTTGCTTAGATGTCCTGATTCGGTTTTGAGTTCCAAGCCGTGAAACAAATGATCAATGATAAACATAAGATCGGCAGCACCGGCGCGTACTCCTTGCTGTTTTAGCCGCTGGGCAGTCTTGGGGTTGCGTTGCTCGCCGTTCGGGCAGGCGAACCAAATGATGTCGTAGCGCCCATAGGCGTTCAAAAGTTTGCAGACATGAGTCTGCAAAGTGCCCTCAGACATTGTGGCGCGTTTGGCCATTGCCCCCTACCAGCCGCGCAGCCGTTCCCAGTACGCAATCCAATCCGATCGCGCGATGCGGTTGGGGCGTTTGATAACGACGCCCTCGACGGTCACCTGATCCATATCGACTTCAATGTTTGGCATTTAGGTCTCCTGTGTTGCTGGCAAGCCTATTTTAACGTGGGGTAGAAAGCAAGCCCCTATATATTGGGGGCGTCTGCTTTCCACCCCATATTCTCCAGCATCTCCTTGGCTCTTTTTATATACCTTTCATAGTCGATATCTTCTGGCAACTCCAAGGGCAAATCCATTAGCGGCCACGCGCCTTCGGTATCGGCAACAATTCTGTTCGACGTAATGTAGTTGATTGTCTGCGTCCGCCCTTTCACATAGACCCAGCGAACCACCTTGCCCAAATAGTCGCCTTCGTAATGCGCACCCCCTGTTACGTTCTTGATGGCCACGAACCTTGTTACGTCGTTACATTCCAGAATTGTTTCCTCTAAAGGTATGCCCTTGGTCAAAAACAACTCAACCGCCTCGACGCAAATTTGGCAGGTAGGATTCTTTTGGAAGCGCCAATAGGCGTCTTTTGCACTCACCCCGCGCCAAGGGTCATAATAGATATTCTTGGCTTTCACTTTTCCGTCCATCGCAATAGCCAAGTAAGCATTCACATCCCGCGCGTGATACGATCGATATTGCGTGGCTTCGGTTACAAAGCCGGTCGCTGCTTCCCACGCCTTAATCGTAACTTGCATCTTTCTTCTTAAGGCAACAGGACATTTGATTAGTACACCGTCGGTATTGGCGCTAACTACACTTGCCCCCATAGCTTCCAAGTTTTCAATCAACATCAACAAATAAAGCTGGCCGCCTAACAAAATTTGAATGATAACTTCAGGCGCATAGAAAATTGAGTGCGGCGAGCCGGTCTTGCCAAAGGTACCGTTCACAAGCACCTTTTTTGATTCGGATTGGGCCAGCCGCTTGGCCTTCTTGTCCTCAAGGCGGCTGTCGACCAAGCCTTTATAAATCGTTAGAAAGTCAGCGCCTAAATGCTTAGGCGTAAGCTTGCAGTTGAGAATGATGGCCGGGTAGTAGCTGGCAACATCCGCGTCCCATAGCTCGAAAGTATCGTCGGCTATCAGGCTTGTTGTCTCCTCCGAGCTATGCAAGCCCCCGATACCCATACGGTAGACTGAGCCGCCGATCTCAATTCTTAAGTCCTCAATCTCTTTCGGCCTTTCCAGGTAACCGTCGGCGCCAATCTTAAATTCGGCTTTTTCAACTGTGGTCAATACCGAATGCATATACTCGGTCTGAAACTTAAGGTTCTCTGGCGGTACAAAATAGTGAACTTTTCCTACCTGCACCTTCGGCCGACCGGGGTAGCGGCCTTTTATTCTTTTCAACTCACTTCCTATTACCGCTTCGGCAATTTGTGCGTCGGATTTGCTCATTAAGTCTTGCTTGTATTCTTTGGACAAAGAAGTGCGCAGGGCAAGCTGCTCCTGTAGCCCATTATAAACAAATTCTGTGTTGTCTAGATCGTTGATGCAGTAGTCCGTCGTGATAGGAATTTGCCAATCTTCCAAGCTTTGTTCGGCAGCCCACGGTACGTCCTGAATCCTTTTAGCGTGTAGCCTGCCGCCGTATAACTTTAATGAGCCATGGCCGGGGCAAACTTCGATGAGGTCGATGTGCTTTAAATGAGGAATTGTGAAGGAGTACTTTTGCGCGGCTTGCTTGAAATAAAGGCCCTTGATAAGATCGTTGGAGAGGAGCTTGAGATTTTGAGTTGTGGCGCCGGTAAGCGCATAGGCAAGTAGAGGCAGGTCATACTTTAAGCTGTTGAAGCCGACTAGGGTGTAGCTTTGTAGGAGCCAGGAGAGCTTGTCAGCGTCAAGCGGATGGGTGAAAGTTAAAACGTGGGAAGAAAGAAGGTGCTTAAAGGCAGCTAGAAAAAAGTTTGAAAAGCATTCGGTGTCAAAAATAAGAATATCGCCAGCATTGGCGGCAAGTTCTTCATCGGTAAACGGCGTGAAGGGGATAGGTGAGCGGGGCTGGTAGGGTTTGAGGACGACGGGCTCGCGTGGTACAGGCGGTGCCTTGGGGGCTTTAGCCTCGCCCGGTACATACCGCTTGGCCACCTCAGGTCCCGGCCAAAAACCGCTATCGCCCCCAAGTCCGCTCACATGCGCCGCCCTACAATGTAGCCAGCCACTGTGGGGCCTTTAAAGGGGGCGGGGGCGGGCCAGGTAGCCGGTGCCCATCTGTCTGCGGCCTGTAACGCCGATAAAAGGAAACGCGCGCCCCAAATGCTTGAACCTTCCTTAGGCACCTCGCATTCGATACCATCTTCGACAACGCCTCTATCAAATTTTGCTTCAAGGCGGTCAGCGTAAACAGTCACCGTATCTTCCGCTAGTTCAGACACGCGGCCCAAGGCTTCCTTAAATTCGTCTGTCACAACTTGCTTGGACTTAACCTTCCAAGCCGCCTTAACCATCGCAGCGGCCTTTTCAGGAAAGCTGCCTATAACAAGCTGCGTGCGGCACCATGCACCGTTAGCCCAACGAAATGCAATGTAGTTATCATCGCCAACCCAATCGGTAAGACCATCTAAACGGGCAAGCAAAAAATCCACCATTTCTACAGGCAACAAAGCTTTAACGGTATCGGCAAGCCCTTCACATTCAGCCCCAGCTATTGTCATGTTGTTTGTAGCATAGGCCCAACCATCATCTAGAGCTACACACCGCCCCCATGCCGGTTGCTCGTTTTCGGAAACAAACGGACGCAAGGCTGTTAATAGGGTAGTGAGGCCTTCAGGCAAAGGCTGCCATGCAGCGTTAGCAACGCCTGGGTAGGACCACTCGGTTAGCGGTAAGGTTTGAATGGTGCCTGAAAAGCGACCGCATTTGAGTTTGACAGTAGCTTCCTCGACTTCGATAGTCGGGTCTGAGGGCATCCTCTTGAGCACTTTTTCAAACGCCTCACCGGGCACAAAAAATTTGCCGCCCCAAGACCACGGCGCGCAGGCCGTAAGGTGGCCATTAGTAGCCGAGATCGTATCGCCGTTGACTTTGTAGTAAGTCATTCCTGCCGACAATTCCTTGCCAGCTATAGCCGCGTTAAGCCAAGCTATGATAGCTTTCATGCCGCAGCCTGTGAAAGTTGAAGATACCTGAGCCAGTATTTTTCGGCTAACATTGTAAAGCGCCCCGACGCGGTAACGGCGTAAATGGTAGCCCGCGCGCCGGGCATTGTTTTGTCTTGCCGTACCGACCCAACTGTTCTTACAGCAGTTTCAAACGTGTCGGCATCTGTGGAATCGTGTTGACCTTGACCGTAGAACCTATGGACGCGGAAATAAGCGGCGTTTAAGAAAACGCGCTCTTCCCATTGATCGACGGTGCCGCTAAAGTCGTGTTCTGATGGGTGTGTCATAAAGCCTCCTGTGTGGCTCTAATCTAACCTTACCTAAGCCAAAAGCAAGCCCTATTTATCATCTTCTTTACAAGCATCTGCGGCCTTTTTGGGGTCGCCTTTTACGAAAATATAGACATTTTGATGGGTCTTTCCAAGCTTGCGCCCAGCCTCAAACTGGCGGGTAATGCGGATAGGCAGCGATCCGATTGCGGTTATTAAAATTGCTTCATTGTAAAGTTTAAGCCCGGCTTGAACAAAGGCGTTGATTGTATCGCCAGGGAAATTGTAATAGCAGCCATCCTTGCCGCGCACATCACCCACCACAATGGCCGCGAAGCGGTTGGGCTTTAATTTGGCGCAGGCGGCTTTGATGATTTCGCTGTAAACGGTTTGAAATTCCTTATAACCCAAATTAGATAAATCTTTCGGATCGTCCGAATAGACTTCAAGATCGGCGTATGGCGGGCAGGTAAAAACAAAGTCAACAGGTTCGGTGACCAAAGAAGCAACATTACGGCTGTCGTCATTGTGCCAAATAGGTGGCGGCGTATCGGTACAAATTTGTTCGGCCTGTATGCGGTTAGCCTTCACTTGTGGGCTTGAAAGGTCAATGCCTATATATTTGTGCCCAAGTTTTGAGGCGACAATGCCACGCACTGAGCCGCCAGCAAACGGGTCTAGCACTACACCTTGCAGCGGGCAAAACCAGCGGTAAGCAAGTTCACAAATGATGGGGTCGAAGATGGAGGTCCCCGACGTTTGCGTTTCTTCTCTCGTACCTTCTTTAACCCTGTAGTGATCAAAGTTGGCGGCAGCGCCGGTCCAAGTTAACCCGGACGGCGCTGCCGCTTTTTGTTTCATAATTTCCGTTAATCTATTTTGCGCTTTTTGGCTAAACAAAACAGCATCGCCTCCTTCTAAATTCTCGCCACGTCCCAACTCCGACTTAATCCCCAACTCCAGCCACGCCCGCTTGCGGTCCTGCCACCAACCTTCGCGAGCATTCAAAACAGTAAACGGCGGAAGCAAAAACTTTTCACCCAACGTGCTCGAATGCTTGCCTTCCGACAGCTCTTCAAACAACCCCACATGCGGGCTAAATTTGGTCATTTTACGCCCCCCCCTTAGTATTCTTTGGGAGACGTCATCTAATTGGCTTGGGTCCCGATTTCCTTTTACCCAAGTCAAATTACCAGGTTTTTTGACATCATCAGACATGACGCTTTGCCTCGTCGTTGTCTTTAAGTCTCTGATAATTATCCAAAAACATATCCATTATAAGATCGTTACCGCCATTGTCAAAATGTTCCACTAACATTTCGGCTCCAACTACCCCAAACAAAAGCGAAAGCGACGAAAAGAATGCCTTGTAAGCCGGTTCCTTTGCCGCTTTCCCTCGATAGCACGGCAGCATCTTATAACGGTTGCGAACAATTAAAGTATCTCTCCCGTTCAATGTAAACGGTGAAGCAATGCAGCCAAACGGCTTGTCGGGGGTAAAATGCAGGCCGCACAGCCCATCCTTTTTGAACGGACAACCCCTACATCCTTCACGAGGTTGCAAAAAACCCTCAATCACAATACCGCCCCTACCTTCCACCCTCGCTTGCTCACTAGGATGCACCGTAACCATGCAGCCGGTAGGGCGCGAAGGGGCGTCGCAACAATTGCCCTTGCAGCCCGCCGCTATGCACAGCGGGCCGCATTGGGTAAACATCAAGCGGCAAGAAGCCGCACTTACCTTGACGTTAGGCACCGTAATAGCGCGTGATGCCGGCGGCCGACTTTTCCTTGGTGACCTTGAGGCCGAACTTCTTGCCCCAAGTTGCCACGCCGCAAGTCTGCCAGCCGGTGGCCTTGACGGCTTCATCGGTAGTGCATCCGCTCTTGCGGGTGAGCATATTGTAAAGCATTTCCTGCTTGCTACCGGCGCGCAAACCGCCGGCACCGGGCGCCTTCTTGGTTGTGGTTTTCTTCGCCTTCGGCGTCTTCTTCACCTTCGTTTTACGCTTGGCCATACCGGCCTCCTCTGTTTCGGCGGCGGGGTTTTCTTCAGCAACAACCGGCTCGCCGTCGGCAGGTGCTTGGGGGACAGTCTTGAACGGTTCGGCATCGCAAGGGGCAACAACCCCTTCGGCAACCGACCACGCCAGCACAACTTCGCTGAGCGTATTGATCAGTAAGACATTGACGATCTTCGAACCACCGCGCTTGACCGCAGATGTAACCTTAGCGTCGATTTCCTCTTGCGCAGCGGTATCGTTGATCGAAGTCATCCCACGCATAACCGGATGACCTAACTTGTCCAAAGGCTTTATCACATATTTTGACATCGCTTGCTCCTGTGTGTGGACGGGGTTTGTAGCGGAACCATAGAATGAGTTCAAGCCCTTTGATTGCCTGAGCGCATCTATTTTTAATTTCTTCTGTTGCTCCCTGAGTTGTCTATCTTGTTCCAAGCGAGGATCAAGGAAGCTTGGACTGTTCTTTGGCGGGTTGGCTTCCCAAAGGGCGTGGCGCTCCTGAGCGGTCATAATAAACGCTGACGGCAGGCCGTCGTCGAGCATCATTTGCTGGGCGCGGTGGAGTTTCATTTCAGCCTCCAATAATGCACCGCTACCCCGCCGAACAGGCAGATGGCTATGATGGCAATGGTCACGACGCGATCTCCTTCGCCCCTAAACCACCTTGCTTGACCCACGCCTCATATTTTTCCTCGCTGCCCCAGCAGTTAGATGGGGCAAAGTTGTAGAGGAAGTCGACGTAGTCGCGAACGAGATAGACATTGGTGGAATCCGCGGCCAAAAAAGTCCCTTTAAGATCGTTGCGGAGGAGGTTCGATAGAAAACTCCCCGGCTCGATGCCATTTTCAATATAGCGCCTCAAACCACCGACCATGTAGTCGGGGATCAGGTCCCAGTTAGCTTTACTGGCGGTGTAGGATGGCAGGTCGATCATTGTGTCCTCCTGTGAACTTCGTGCTGGGCCGCGCTACTGGCCCAGAGGCGAAGGTCAGCTATATTTTCGTGAACCGGTTAGAATATGATTGGCAAAACATTCCGCAGCTGCTCGGCTCATGCTTACGGATATTGTACGGCTTTGCAATCGTCCGCTTTCGCCTTTGGTTGTTTCTTCCAGCCGAACAGAAACCCAATCCTCGCCATTTTGAATCTGAAGCTCGGCTTGACTGTCAACTGTACCAGAAACCTTATTCCACGGAGTGTGTTTTGAGTCTCTTAGAGTAAGGGCTATGCCGTCTTCAACTTGTGCAAGGCCAACATCATGCGGGCGATGCGGCCCAATTATCTTTTGTGAAGGTTGCATTTTCATCTTTCATCTCCTTGTGGTAGTGAGCTTCGTGCTGGCCCCCGCAGCGGAGGACCAGAGGCGAAGGTCACGAGGCTTCGTCAATAATGCGCTGGGCACGGAATTGTGCCTGCTTCAACGACGAAAAATTACCGTTACGTTTTGACGGATCATCGCCAACCTTTTCGCGCATTGAGAAAGTGCCGTCCTCAGCCTTGATGATAGAAAAGCTGTGACCTAATCCTCCGGCTTGCCACAAGCCGTCGTCGATTTGGTTCCAAACCAGCCTAGTTAGTCCGTGTTGGTGAATGGCCATTGTATCCTCCTGTGTAAGTGATTAGGATAATAACCACTTCCATCAAAATATCAAGAACTATTTTCAGCTAAAAATATCCCCTGTTTATAAGGGTTTCTTGCATCCCCCACCCCGTGGCCCCCGCGCCGGGCATTATGTCGACTTCGGTCCCCACAGGAGTAGAGGGAACGACGGCAAGGCCGCTCTACCTACTTCACGGAACGCTTATGCGCGGCGTCCCAGGACGAAACCGAACCACGTTAGGCACATATAGTTGCTTTTTTAAGTTTTGTAAACTAAGGTGCTAAGGCACAGGAGAACTTGATGGCAATCGTTCATCCAGCCTTTGATACAAAAAGTAAAATGTGGTTTGTAGACGGCGTTGAAGCGCCAACCCTCGCTGCGCTCCGCAAGCTATTGCCCCGGCGTACCAAGATAGAAGGCTACTGGCCTAACGGGTTTATATTTAGACGCGTCCTCTCCAACCAGCCGACACGCGCCATAACAAAAGAGCCGTTCAGCCTTGTTCATATTAAAAAGCCCAAACCTAGCCGTGCTTATACGCCCCACAAAACAAAGCCAAAGCTGTATGATCACAACGCCGTGCTCGGACTCTGGATGGAAGGCTTAAGCGGCCCGGAAATAGGGGTAAGGCTTGGCTTGCCACTTAGCACAACGGCTGGAGGTATTGTGGCCAGGTGCCGAGAACAAGGCGACCCGCGCGCATTGCCCCGTTCGACCAACGGCTCAAAGATAGCGGCGGCTTACGCGAGGAAGCGCGAGATGTTGAAATGAAAACAAAAATTCATTTAGAACTTGATATGCTTGATTGGCGCGTTCCAAAAGAGGGGACTAAATCAGCGAAAATATACCAACTTATGCGCAATGGAGTAAGACCCAAAGAAATATCAAAACGATTAAATACAACTCGTAACTCAGTTAAAGTTACGATGTGGCAAATTCGTCATCCCAAAGAAGCAAACATCAGGCAGAGGCTATCACCATATTATAAGCGGAAATTTAAATGCGCCAGCACTTAACCAACCGCCGCCCGGCGCAAACCTTAAACTTTGAGGTCGACGGCCAACGATACGTTGCCACGGTCAGCCTGTTCGACGACGGCCGACTTGGTGAATTATTTATTAACAGCGGTGGTAAACTTGGCTCAACTTCCGACGTCAACGCGGCCGACGGTGCTTTGGCTATTTCGCTGGCTCTTCAATACGGCTGCCCCGCCGAGGTTCTGCAAAGGGCAATGAAACGCAATACCGATGGTACCGCGCAAGGCCCGTTAGGCGCGGCGTTGGATGCCGTGCTCAAGGGGACTTGATTTTCTGCTATAAAGGGTTTAGGGATGAAGGTACACAGGAGGCTTAATGATGTTCACAGACCAACAAGTATTAACCGCCCTCCGCGCGTGGTGGAACCTAGAACCAGGCGAACCAATGCCGTGGGAGACAGGCCGCGACATAACCAGCTTTCAAGAATCGTCAATGCGCGACATGCGGGCCGCGCTTGAAGCCGTGGCCAAAACCACAGGAGCCACCTCATGAACATCTTCCACTTCCGCTGCTTGAACGGCGATATCATTACCGTCGAGGCGGCCGACGAACGAGCCGCCCGATCGTGGGCTATGGAACGGCGCTGGGGGCCGCCGCAGCTTAACCAGACTTGGGCCTGTGCCGAATGGCAGGGGCTTGGGCTGCGGCTGGTGGACGAGCAGGGCATGCCAATACTAGAGGCAATGTGATGACAGTTATGCAAGCATTCTTACTTGGCATAATGGTGGTGCTAACACCGTCATTGATCTGCGTGGCGTGGCTGTTTTTGACGGCAGCGGCATCGGACAATTTATGACCGACTTCAGCCTCAACGAGTATATGCACCTTAAGACCTTCGAGGAGCGCAAGGCGTATTGCCTGGCGCATCAAAATAAACACCAACCGTTGCCAGTTGACGACCTAGACTGGGACTACGAAAAGCAGAACAGCTACACCAATGCCGAGTTGGGGGAGTGAAATGAAGATTATCTATTCTGACAATATCCCAACCGATATGTCTAGCGAGAGCCTATGGCTCGATGACGTTCCGGCGGATGTTGGCAAGCGTATCTGCGAAAAGCTGAACGAACGCCTTGGTGATTATCAGGGGCCATACTACCGCGTAGTGGACGACACCCACAAACTGTACGTTTGGAAACCATGACCATGCTAGGCTCCAACCCAGATGCTGCCGAGGTCCACCGCTGGCGTTACGAGCGTGCCTGCCGGGAATACGCGGCAGGCGGCAGCGAAGCGGTCTTGAAAGCTAGCCTCAAGTGCGCCGGCTACTACGGCACGCGGTTAGCCGAAGAGCTGCGGTATCAGGTGGGATTGCGGGAGGGTGGGACGAAGAAAGTTGTGAGGTTCACCAGCGGTTTGGCCGCGAGGAGTTGGTGAGATGATTGCACGGCCAATATGTCCTAGGTGCGGAAGCGCTATGAAGACGTCTAAACAAGTCAATAAGAATAACGGGTATGCCAGAACTCGTTTTAGGTGCAAGCGCAGCTCATGTCATTACGCCACAACCAATAAAACTAAGGTGCTGAGATAATGATCGACGTAGTCCTGATCCACCCCAACGGCGTCCACGGCATCTACGGCCAGCTCGGCGACACGCTTGTCAGCCGTGAGCAGCCGTTGTGGCCCCGTCTTATTGCAGGCTACCTGCTCGACCACGGCGTCGACGTCAAGATCATCGACGCCGAGTGCGAGGGGTTGAGCCCGAAGCGGGTTGCCGATTTAGTGGCCGGTTACGCACCCAAGCTGGCTTGCATTGTGGTGTCGGGCCATCAGCCCAGTGCTTCAACGCAGGCCATGCCGGGGGCGAGGGAGGTGGCGTCCGCCATTCTGTCTTTAAACGCGCCTCATCCATTTATTCCTGAACGACCCATGGTCATTATGATGGGCAATCATCCGTCGGCGCTGCCCGTCCAGACCATACTCGAGGAGCCGGTCGACTATGTGATTGATGGTGAAGGACCGCTGACCATCATGGGGCTGTTGAACGGCGACCCAGTGGACAAGATACCTGGACTGGTATGGTGCAGTACAGAAGCTCTAGAAGCTGGTCGTGCCAAAACCCTGGATGATGTTGTTAAGCAAAACCCCCGCGCCCCGCTGCTCGACATCAACAAGGACCTGCATGGCCGCGCCTGGCACCTGCTGCCGGCGCCGTCAAAGTACCGCTCGCATAACTGGCAGCGGTTCGACGACCAATCAAAGCGGAGCCCCTACGCAGCCATCTGCACCTCACTTGGGTGCGCGTTCACTTGTAGTTTCTGTATGATCAACGTCTTCCAGCACACCAATCGCTACCGCATGCGCGACCCGCAGGCGGTGGTCGACGAGATGGTGATGCTCAACCGCGACCACGGTGTCGAAACCTTCAAGTTCGTCGATGAACTGTTCGTCTTGAACCGCCGCCACACCATGGCGATCTGCGATCGGCTGATCCTGTTAGGGCTGGGCGCCAAGATCAACTCGTGGTGCTACTGCCGTCCTGACTACAAGTTTGAAAACGGTGAGCTCGAGATGTTCCGCGCCGCTGGCTTCAAGTGGTTCGCCTTGGGCATCGAGTCCGGCAGCGCCGAAGTACGCGACGGTGCCGATAAGAGCATGTCGTCCGAGCAGATCAAGGCGGTGGTCCATAAAATCGAGGCGGCCGGCATCCACATCGGCGCTAATTACATTTTTGGCTTGCCGGGCGAGACGCATCATACCATGGAGGCAACCCTTGCGCTGGCCCAAGAACTCAACACCGCGTGGGCGAACTTCTACCCAACGCAAGCCTTCCCCGGATCGCAGCTATACGACGACGCGGTTGCCGCCGGCTGGAAGCCGCCGCCGTGGGAGGCCTTCAGCATGCACAATGAGCACACCATCCCTTACGTCACCGGAGACTTATCGCCCGCCGTCGTTCTCCGCGCTCGCGATCAGGCGTTCCAAGCGTACTTTTCTAGCCCCCGCTACCTTGATTCAATTGCTCAGCGGTTTGGGCAAGGGGCGCGGGTCCACGTCAGAGCAATGACGTCGTATAAGTTGAAGAGAAATTTGTTGGAGGGAGGGAGATGATCTTTCGGTTGCAAGGTTTCTTAGGTCTGCTGACGCTATTATTCATCGGTATGAAGCTGGCGCATCACATCGACTGGTCGTGGTGGTACGTGCTGGCCCCGGCTTGGGTGTTGCCGTTTATTGTCTTGGTCGCATTTGGTGTTTTGTACGCAGTTGCCGGAGCTAGTGGAAAGTCATGATCAAACTCGCCGACTACGTCGTCAACACGCTTGCCGCCCACGGCATCGACCGAGCCTTCCTGGTGTACGGCTCGGCCAACGGCGACTTGGTCGACGCCTTCACGCGCACCAACGCCATCAGCTACGTCGCCACCATGACCGAGCAGGCCGCGGGCTTTGCCGCCGAGGGCTACGCCAAGGTCAAGGGTGTGCCGGGGTTGGCCATGGCTACCTCCGGCCCCGGCGGTATGAACTTGGTCACCTGCGCCGGCAATGCGTTTTATGATTCCGTTCCCGTCATCTTCATCACTGGGCAGATCAAGACGCGTTTCCTGCGGCCCGACCCTTCCTTAAGGCAGATAGGTTTTCAAGAAGCCGACATGGTGGCGCTGTTTACGCCCGTGACCAAGTCCGCCGTCATGGTGGCCAACCCCAACCGCATCCGCTACGAGCTTGAGAAGGCGCTATTCTTGTGCAGTCACGGCCGCCCCGGACCTGTTTTATTGGATCTGCCGATTGACGTTCAGCAAGCCATGATCGACCCAGATGCGCTGGAAGGCTTCGACCTGCGCGCCGCTGAGAACCGCGAGCTGCTCAATGCCTCCGTGTCGCTGGCCGAAGTCGATCGCGACGTCGCCGACTTCGTGATCGACCTCGAGCAGAGCGAGCGGCCGGTGCTGCTAATCGGCGGCGGCGTTCGTTCGGCGGGGGCGGTCGACCGTTTCCGCGAGGTGGCCGCACTGCTTCAGATCCCGTGCTACCCCACTTGGAACGCGCTCGACGTCGTTACTTCCGACCTGCCGTGGTACGGCGGCCGCATTGGTACCTACGGCGGCGCCGGCCGCAACTTCGGCCTCCAAAATTCAGATCTTTTATTAGCGGTCGGCTCGCGCATATCAGGGAGGATAACAGGCGGGGCACCGGAGACCTGGGCGCGAGGCGCTAAGAAGTACCTAGTCGACATCGACTCGGCGTTGACGAGGCGCGAGCTGCAACAGGTGCCGTTTGACGTAAGTACGCGGGCCGACGTGCGGCTATACCTAGCGCGGTTGTCGTGTGCGTTGGAGGGCTACCGGCCGCGCCACGCCGACTGGCTCGATAAGTGCCTCGGTTGGCGCAGGCAGTACCCGGCGCGGCCAGCCAAGAAGGTAAGGGCTGGCTGCGACTTCTATACCTTCGTCGAAACGCTATCCGAAAAGTGCGGTCCAGAAACAATTCTGGTCGGCGACTGCGGCGGCAACATTGTGGTGCTGTCGCATGCCTTCGAGACCAAGCGCGGCCAGCGCTTCATTACCAACAATGGCAACAGCCCGATGGGCTTCTCGTTTGCCGGCGCACTGGGAGCCTGGTTCGCCGACCCGACCAAGACTATCATCTGCGTCATCGGCGATGGCGGCTTTAATATGAACCTCCAGGAGATCCAGACGCTGATCAATTACGGCGCGGTGGTCAAGACCATCATCCTTGATAATCGCATCTACGGCATCACCAAGGCGTTCCAGGAGACTAACTTCGAGGGTCGCGCCGAGGCCTGCGGGCCGAAGGGCTATAACCCGCCGGACTTCGAGAAGATCGCCAAGGCATACGGCATGGATGTGATCCGCATCGGCGGGCAGCACTCGGGTGCGTTGAAAGATATGGGCGCGGCGATCAACGTCCTGCTAGCGCATCCCAAGTCGATGATCTGCATCGTCGAGTGCTGGGACTACCACACCTACGAGCCGAGAATCGTCGGTTGGAAGACGCCGCTAGAGGACATGTACCCGTATTTGCCGCGCGCCGAGTTTCGCAAGAACATGACCATCGAGCCGGTCGAAGGTTGGTTAGAGCCGACCATGCCAAATGTGGTGGGGTAGGAGGTCTCCATGAGCGTCTACCTAAGAAATCTTCTGATCATCGCGGTGACAGTCTTGGTCGCCTTGACGGGCATGTTCCTGACGGCAGGTCCCGTGGTTCCCGTGACGGCACAAGTCTCTGCAATGTCGCAAGGCGAAAGATTTTTGATATCGCAGAAGTTTGAGAGAGAACTTCAAACGTGCCTACTAACTCAAGGCCGAAGCGGCTCTTATTCCTCGCATGACGAGGATCTCGAATCCACTTTCATGTTGTTTGCCAGCGCCTGCCGGCCAGCGTGGAAGGTGTGGTGCTGGGACCACCCGGAGTGGCCCGAGACCGGACGGGATAGCTGCATGATACGCGCAGCGTTCATGGCCCAAGATGCGCTTAGGCAAGTAGGGAAGTAAAATGACCGCTTACAAATATCCCACGGCATTCAAGCACTGGTCGCATGAGGAGTACGACGCCATCAAACGCGTCGTGGCCTCCGACTGGCTGACCATGGGGTCGGAGACCGAGGCATTCGAGATCGAGCTGGCCGCCTACAACCAACGTAAGCACGCTATCTGCTGCAACTCGGGGTCGAGTGCCAACCTGCTGGCGGTGGCTGCGATGTATCTTGTCGGCAACGGTGGTTGGCGTCCGTACTCTTGCCTAGTGCCGGCGCTGGCGTGGGCGACTACTTACGCGCCGTTGGTACAGCATAACATCGACATGCAATTGCTCGACTGTGACGACACCTGGAACGCCTGCAATTCTAATCTCTCGGCCACGGTGGAACCATACAACTTGTACGTCGCCTGTTCGATACTGGGAAACCCGTCGCAAAAACTGATCGACGCCGACAATGGTTTAGAGCGGGAAAAGTTTTTCTTCCTCAACGACAATTGCGAAGCTTTCGGCGCCGAAATCGACGGCCGCCCCACCGGCGCCTACGGCGACATGGCCACGCTTTCCTTCTTCCACTCACATCAACTCTCGGCAATAGAGGGCGGCTGCGTACTGACCGACGACGACGAGCTGGCGCGGCTGTGCCGCATCCTGCGCGACCACGGTGCTACACGGTCGGTTGAGAAAGCTAAGAAATTCGAAGACGAATATAATTTCGTTCTTTTTGGCTACAACCTTCGCCCAGCCGAGATCAACATGGCGGTTGGCCGCGAACAGCTAAAGAAGATGGCGCTGTTCCGCACCGCGCGGCGACAGAACTGGTACCAGTTCAAGAAGCTGACCGAGGGGCTGCCGATAACAATGCCGCGGGAGAACGGGTTGATAAATCCGTTCGGGATACACTGGACCATGAACAACGAGAAGCAACGCGCCCCCTTGGTCCAGGCGTTCCGGGCCGCTGGCGTCGACTGCCGGCTACCCACCGGGGGCAGCTTTCATTTGCACGAGTACGGCAAGCCCTGGGCCGACCAGCTAACACCAAACGCCGACCGCATCCACCGCGCTGGCTTGTTCATTGGAAATGCGCCCTACCCCATCCCTGAGCTAATCGAACTGGCGGTCGGCGTCATTGAGGAGGTACTGGAATGATTGAATTTTGGTGTATTACAGAAACTAAAACCAACTATATTGGAGTAGCGTCTAGCCTTGAAGGCGTAATGTACATTTTTGCTAATGCAGATCCGGCTATGGTTCAATTGGTTTTGTGCGTTGACGTTCCAAGATGTATGTACGTTTCGTCTGTATATGAAGCACAGCAGTTTTTTAAGAATCAACAGCTGGAAGGTGGGTCATGAAAAACGCAGAGCGACTTATCTACTTCGTCAACCACTGCGTGGTGATCGTTGTTATGCTTGCGGTGGCTACCCTGGTCTTCGGCTTTCACATTGGCCATGTCGGATGGTGGTTCAGATGAGCCCATTTCACATTCACAAGTACGAGACGATGCTAGAGATGGACGACTTCCATCTGACGTGCCGCTGCGGCGACGAGTGCTCGTCCATAGCAGCCGCTCTTGGTATGACCGAGAGGTCCAAGGAGATGGTGGCCAACCGCATCGCCTGGCTGGCATTAGCGATGACTGCCATCGGGCTGGTATGGGTGGTGGCATGAATATATTAGTGATCGGCGGCGCCGGCTATATTGGCAGCATCCTAGTCGAGCACCTGCTCGGCCAGGGCTGCCACAAGGTTGTTGTGCTAGATAATTTTATGTACGGGCAAAATTCGTTAGCTCACCTGTGCCACAACCCCAATCTGGAGATTGTACGGGGAGATGCAAGATCGGAAGACACTCTGATGCCGCTAGTTCTTCGCGCTGACGCCGTGATTCCGCTGGCTGCCATCGTAGGTGCGCCGGCCTGCGATGCTGACTATGCGGCGGCTTATTCGACAAATTACGGCGCCGTCAGAACGTTGTGCAATTTGATGGGAGACTCTCAACTCCTCGTCATTCCAGTAACGAACAGTGGTTACGGCGTCGGCACCGACGGCGAGTGTACCGAAGAGTCGCCGCTCAGTCCCATCAGCCTCTACGGCCGCCTCAAGGTGCAGGCTGAAAAGGTCGCCATGTTCCGCGCCAACTCCATCTCCCTTCGTCTCGCCACCGTATTCGGCATGTCGCCGAGAATAAGGTTGGATCTCCTTGTTAATGACTTCGTCTACCGCGCCGTGCGCGACCGCTTTATCGTGCTGTTTGAGGAGCATTTCCGGCGCAACTACGTCCACGTCCGCGACGTGGCGGACGCCTTCACGCACGCATTGACTAAGTTCGACGTCATGAGGGGCCAGGTCTACAACGTCGGCCTCAGCTCGGCCAACATTAGCAAGCGCGAGCTGGTCGTCAAGATAAAGCAGCACGTGCCGGGTTTGTTCTTTGTCGGCGCCGACGTGGGGGAAGACCCGGACAAGCGCGACTACGTGGTCAGCAACGCCAAGATTGAGGCTACCGGCTGGCGAGCAACGCGGTCGCTGGATCAGGGGATTGAGGAGCTGGTCAAGGGGTATCAGATGCTACGAGATGGAAAATACAGGAACGCATAGGAGAACGAAAATGGTATTTCACGTTGGGCAGAAGGTGGTGTGTGTGGATGCGGATGATACCTCAGCGCATGGGCGCAAGGAACTTAGCGAGGGATCGGTTTACACCGTGAGATGGGTTGGACAGAATGACAGAAAGCACCCTGCGCGGCCAGAATTAAGCAACACGGTTGGCGTGCGTCTTATTGAAATCCCAATCCGATCGCATGGCGATAATCCATTTAGCGCGCTGCGCTTCCGCCCTCTTGTCTCCAAATCCACCGAAACCGGCATGGCAATCCTGCGCGAAATTCTTGATCGCGAGAACGTCGACGACAAAGTCTCTGACGTCATTGAGATTGTATTTAAATGATCATCTCCAAGACCCCATTCCGCATCTCGCTTTTCGGAGGTGGCTCCGACTATCCCGCTCACTTCAAGGAGCATGGTGGCGCGGTGCTGGGCTTTGCCATCGATAAGTACTGCTGGATCACAGTACGTCGACTGCCTCCCTTTTTCTCACACAAATCCAGGATCGCCTACACTAAGATTGAACTGGTCAAGGACAACGCCGATATCGTTCACCCATCAGTCAAGGCTGTTCTCCAAACTCTCGACGCTAAGCAGGGGCTGGAGATCCACCACGACGCCGACATCCCGGCCAAGTCTGGCATGGGATCGTCCTCGGCCTTTACGGTAGGGCTGCTCCACGCCATGGCCGCGCTCAACGGGGCCATGATCACCAAGCGGGAGCTGGCCGACCGGGCCATCCACGTCGAGCAGGAAGTCATCAGGGAGAACGTCGGCTGCCAGGACCAGATCTGGGCGGCCTACGGCGGCCTCAACAAGATCGAGTTCTACCCAGACCGCGCCTACTCGGTGCAGCCAGTCATTCTAAAGGAAGAGCGGCGCAAGGAGTTCGAGGCGTCGCTGGCGTTGTACTTCACCGGTTTCTCGCGCATCGCCAGTGAGGTGGCGGGTGCCCAGATAGCGCGTGCCAAGGTCAATGCCGGTCGCTTGCTGGTTATGCAGAAGATGGTAGACGACGGTCTTGGGCTACTGGCATCCGACGCACCGCTGAGCTACTTAGGAGAGATGCTGCACCACTCGTGGATGTTCAAGCGCGAATTGGCGCCCAACATATCTGATGCAAAGATAGACGAGATCTACCAGACCGGTCTGGCCGCGGGGGCCTGGGGCGGCAAGCTGCTGGGGGCCGGAGCTGGCGGCTTCATGCTGTTCATGGTGGGGCCAGGCGAGCGGGCTAAATTACGCGAGGCTATGCGTGGCTTAATTGAGGTAGGCGTGCGGATCGACGATGATGGTTCTAAAATAGTACTGTATCAACCGAATGGGTTGTGAACAGCGTTAAAGTGAGCTACGATATCTACGGAATAGGGAACATGACCCGCGACGAGCAGCACGCCGTTTGGATAGTTTTATCGAAGCAAATCGATGCGCTTCGTCCGCGAGTTAATGCTGCTTATGACGTTTGGAATAAATCCTGCACTGAACTTGATAAGCTGGAACGCGAACGAAGCAGACTTTGGCGTGAATGGGTCGATGAATTCAGCGAAAGTATTGCTCAGTAACGGGACATTAGGGAGGCTGACTTGGGAAGCGTTTGGGACGATACGCTTTGGTATCACCAACAAGAGCGGGAACGGTGGAGCAAGGAACGAGAGAAGTTGCGGGGCGCCCTAAAGGCTATTGATAAGCTGGCCGTGTCTCACCAAAAGGGCGCAATCGGAGAAGCTCAAAAAATAGCTCGCGCTGGGTTAAGGGAAACAGAACCCCAGTAATACGGAAACATGGAGGCTGACTTGGCAAAAAAGAAAAAACCATCGACGCTATACATACCCGTCAAAGATTACGGCGATGAATGGATCAACCGGCTCGCTGCGGTTTGTGTGCTTCTAGGAAAAATGAGCGGTGATGAACGGGTAGCCTGTCTTGGATTTCTACAAGGCAAATATAACGCCGACTGGCCGCGCGATGCTGAATATTAGAAGCGAACCACTGAATTGACAGAATATGGAGGTTGACTTGAGCAAAATTTATCTCGTTCAAGGAAATTGCGGCGAATATAGCGATTACCGAGAATGGGTCATCTGCGCCTATCGTGATGAAGCGATGGCTAAGGATCATGCAGTCCGTGCAAAACAGTGGCTTCAGCAGAATGTCACTAACGACACGCCTTATGACGAGCGCGATGAAATGAAAAATCCTTACGATTGTGCCGAGGACTATAGTTATGGGGCCGACCCTCAAACTAGTTGGACCGCCTACGGTGTCGAAATAAGGAAGTCTCTGCCGAAAGAAAAATGAACCCCGGTAACGACTGAACATGGAGGTTAAAAATGGCATTAATCCTAGGCGGCATAGTTGCCATCGGGACCGTTGTGGTTCTGGTTCTTATCATCGGAGCCGACATGATGAGCGATAATCCATCGGCGTCAATTTCGCCAGTTCCAACTGCTGTCATAGGCTTTGGTCTTGCCGCAATTTTAATAGCAAGCCACTGGGGTCCTCATATTGGGTGGTGAGCCACCATAACGTCGCGATAGGGATGCTGAGATGAAACTAGACGAAGCCCACAAGAAGGTTCTTGCTGCGCTAACTGAAAGCTACAGCAGTTACGAGGACTTTTGTTTTGTGGGGTTTGCCACCGTCTGCGAAAGGACAGGTCTAGACCGAAAACAGGTACGCCGATCCTGCCGATTTTTGAAGCGCAAGGGATTGGCCACGTTTGGGCAAGGATTATGGACAGAGGCCGGTGAACCGGCTGGTAGTGGGTATGCGGCGACGAAAGACGGCGCTGCATTAGTAGAGGCGGAAACTGGAATGCAGCATTTATGACAGAAGGCACGATGGTCAATTCTGCTATGGGCGAGTGGGGACTGCACAACCTTCGCATATTGGTGTTTGCGATGGCGCCGCAGATCGCGTTTTGGGGACATGAAATTTAGGAGAGTGGTATGGTCAAAGAAGCCAAAATGACAGCAACGGAACACACGCTGCCACCGCTCAACATATCGACGCCAGAGGCGGCGAGGAAGTCGGCTGCCAATCTTTGGAGTTGGAGAGACGGTGTTCGCGTTTACAATCGCGTTCTTTCCACCGCAGAAATAGTCGCAATCTATAATCAAGGCTATGAACTATATCACACAGAAATAACAGACGACCTGAATCATCAACTTGATCGGGTATATCTGGATTTACTCGCCTTCACCTCACCCAACGCCCATGAAAGCGCAGCACTCCGCGAAGCCGCGCTGGCAGACATAGAAAAGTTGAAGGAAATGCTGGCATGACTTGGCAACCGATTGAGACGGCACCGAAGGATGGCAGCCTGATAGTATTGGCAGATTATTCCGGCTTCCGCGAACGCGGTAAAGATGGAATGTGGATTGCTACTGGGTGCTGGCTGGCCCCGGAAAGTGATCTTGAGAAAGGACGATGGTGGGATCGGATAGAATATCTTTACACACCCACTCACTGGATGCCTCTACCAGAACCGCCAATGCTCAGTGAACCACCATAACCAAATACAAGCGACGTAGCGTTGATTTCATTGGGTTTGGGGTGGCGTAGATAGGAGCGACCATGCTTCATCGCGGGCTGCATGTCTGGTCACTCAAGCGCTACTGCGTGACAGTCATGGACTGTTGGACGCCGCTGCGACTGTTCTGGACAAGGGATGCGGCAATCCGCTGGCGCGATAAGATCGGTAAGGCTGCCAACGCCTACAGATGGCATAGTAACATTAAGACCTGGATTGAAATGTCCCGCGATTGGGACGAACAATAATGAATCGACGCTCAGTAACCAGTGGTTATGGAGGTTGATTATGCAACGGATGAAACGATGGTTTTATTGGCGCGTAATTTGGCTGAATGACCGAACCAATGGCCGGTATTCTCGCCTTCAATCGAGACTTTGGGTAGCCGGCTGGGGCGACTACTAATCAAGTGACACCCATAGAGGAGAGGACAGGGAACGTGACCCAATTTGACCCGGACTGTGACCACATAGGCGATCTGATCGAGAGCATCCCGCCGCCGACCGAGCAGCAAATCAAAGTAGGGATGCTCGCCATTGATTATTACTACGACGGCAAAAAGGACCCTGACTTTGAAGGATCGGTAGCCTCGGTCTATCGAGCCATGAAGGCGCTAGAGCCAAAATGAACCACTATGATGGCTAGACACCGAGCATTATTACATGGTGGCAAAAGCTAATGTCGATTTTTTCGACCGATTAGGAGGTTGACTTGTTTCTGAAAATTCTATTCGGCATCAACATTGTCCTAGCTTGGATAATTTCGCATGGGGGCGCGTTCGCGGACGGATGCAAACCAATGTGGAGATGGCCGCGACCTGCTGGCGCGCCGGAATGGGATACAGACTTTAATGGACGCTGGCGGATGTACTTTACTTGGATTGCGACGATCATGGACGTGACGATAGCGGCGTTGCTGATACGCCACTTTGTATGAACATCGCAATGCAGCGGGTATTCGGAAGTTATGGCTGTGAAGGGGTCGCACCCCGGACGCAAGACCCATAGAGGGTGCAGCCGCCAGAATGAAGCCGGATAAGCAGCGGATAGGGAGACTTAAATGAGCGAATGGCAGCCGATTGAGACAGCGCCTAAAGATGGAACCGTCGTTAGGCTTTATATTCCCGGCCATCCCGAGTTAGAGGGCATGACAGGGCGGTGGGATATGTTTTATAAAGATTGGGCAGCTCATCCTATGCCGATGACGCTTGGTAAAGAGAAGTCAGTACCAGATCCAATTTATTGGATGCCATTACCAGAGCCGCCAAAGTAACCCGCCATATCATCACAACTAGGAGGTTAACTTGCAGGAGGAGACACTAACTACGGTGAGAGGAGAACTAGATCGCTTGCAATCTTGCGCGCGGATAATTGCTGCCAAACTATCGAAGCGCGCTGAGGCTTCTCCGCCGGCCACCCGTGAATTTCTCCGTCAACTCGCCAACGAATTGCTAGAATCGCTTTAAGCCGAGCGATTCTAGCAAAATGACCCACATAATTACCTGAATATGGAGGCTGCCGTGGAACTAGATCGAGAAGTAGAAGTTGTGGCGGATGCCCTAATGCGCGGCATGTTTGCACCTCACGAGCTTCCGCTGGATCACGATCTGGAACAGAAATATAGAAAGCTTGCCGTCGCGGCTATAGAGGCGCTTCGCAGTTTAGAGGAAACCGCCGACGAGATCGAGCGGCTGCGGGCGGCGCTCCTGCTGGCTAAGGTTGCGCTTTACAATCCGTTTGAACCAAACAATCAATCAAATACCTACAAGCACATAGAGGCGGCGCTCGGTAATGATCAGATAGGGATGGAGGATTGAAATGGCCGAATGGGATTTTCCAAAATACCGCGAACGTCCGACGCGATATAATCGTCATGAAGTAGTTCTTGTTGATGCCGAGAAGTATGATTCCGGATTCCCGCAAGATGAGAACGCGCACGATTTTATCAAATGGTTAAATGATTTGATCGAGGAGGCCCCTGTTGAGTTTAGGGATTCAGTTTACATCGCATTAGATAGCGCAAGCGGCTATGAGGGCTCTCACTATGCCACTGTGAAGGTCGCTTATTTCAGGCCTGAGACTGATGAGGAATTGGGAGCAAGGATAGCTGAATATGAGCGTGTCAAGGCGGCAAAGGACGCTTATGACCGAGCTGAATTTCATCGCTTACAGCATAAGTTCAGCGAACATCAGTAATAAGCGAATATGGAGGCTGACAATGACAATGCTCATCCGTCGACTAAGAAAACAAAAAAGCCCCAGCTCTTTCAAGCCGGGGCCAAGTCGTCAGGGAGGTGCCCGCCGGGTGAGTAAAGCCCGACGTGCAGGTGGAAGGGCAACGGTGCCCTAATTTCTATCCATGAGGGTTAACAACGTGGAAGCCGCGTAAGCTGACTACGTGTATCCTTGTTCGGCCGTGCCCGCTGTTGGGGTCGTAGGCCAACACCTCGCCGTCGCCCAGCACTTCCTCAATGGCGAACACGTGCCCCCAGCGCCATGCGGCCATGCCGCGAGCTGGTGCCGCCGGAGGGAAGCGCCGCCAGTTGGCAGCTAGGTTCAGCTCCGGGATTATACGTCCGAAGATATGTAGCGAGGTGCCACAGCCGCAGAAGGCGTGCGGGCAGCCACGCGGCCTACCGCCGACGATAGATTCAACGGCACGCTCGATGTGCCTAACGGTTTCTCTCACAATCCTGGTAGGTGCGCGGTAGGTAGCCCGATCGTTACAGCCATATTGATTGCAAGTTATTGTTGCCTGACTGAGGTGATGTTTTGCTTCTGCCGGGCTGGCCAGAAGAACTGCGATGACAGTAGCGGCGAGTGCCGCCGTGATCTTAAACTTCACGGTAGTCTCCTTCGTTGATTTCAGGGCAAGTTCTCTGTCCCGCCTCCTAGGGGGATTGTACTAATGAAGCTGGCAGCAATTCCAGATGCCGGCATAATAAAGCCCGATCGCGCTCACCAGAACGATGAGCGCGATCAAGAGCATTGCGCCTTGGTTGGAGAACATTTAGGCGTGAACTACTGGCCCAAACACCTGCCAGCCGAGCAGACTGAACAGAACGAACTCAATCACGCCGCCGCCTGCGAAGCGCATGGCCATCGGACCGCCGACGCCGCCGAAGTTGATGCCGAGCCACACAAGAACGCAGACGACCCAGATAACCCAAAATAACAAACCACGGGACATAGTAGCCTCCTTGTTGTTAGAACCTTCTAAGCGAGGAAGAATAACGCCAGACTACGGAGTAGGAGCCGGCGGGGCGACAGGTGGCGCCGGGGGCGGGGGCGTCAGCGCAGCCGCGGCAGCGGTCATTGCCTGGGTGGCTGCGGTTACCTTGGCGTCGGCAGCATCAATGGCCGGGTCCGGGCTCGCCGCTTGGGCAGCGGCGAGCGCCGCTGTGATTTCCGCAACGCCGGCAGCGATGAGTGCCGCGACGTCGGCAGTGTACTTGTCGATCTGTGTTTGGGTAGCCATTTGGAATTTCTCCTGATTGTTTATGATAGGGGCGAGCATGTGGTATAATTCGACAACCGCAGGGCTTGCCCCGTCCAGCGGATTGGCTTTGTGATGATGCTCGTAGCCGAATAGTTGCATGGGGCTTATTTCATTGGAAGGTGATACATTAGCGCAACTATGACGGATACAATAAAGCTTCCAACCATACCGGCAGCGGCCCCCCACATGCTTGCCTTCAACTTGAGCGTTAAGACATCGGCCTCGAGCCTAGAGATAGCTTTCCTTTGATCGCGATCTCGCGACTCCAGCTTGGTATCTAGATTGATAATAGTCTGATTCAATCGTACCAACTCAGCAAGCACGAGCCGCCGGTACTCCGGCCAGCTCTCCATCTGACCTTCCGAAATATCACTCATCGATTTGTTTCTCTCTGACTACTGCCAAAATGAAGGTGGAGTTTAAGACCAAGATAGTGGTCAGGCTTATGTCGAGAGAAACTTCAGATTTGTCTTTGCGAACGCCACGTATATCTAACCCTGTTCCCATCTTGCGGGAGATCGGGTTCTCTGAAAACTTATTAACGTGTAGTGTGTGCGTAGCCTGGCAATCTTGCGGCACCAAAGTATTTAGTTGCTGACCGTCTAGTTCTCGTCTGGAATAGCCAAAGAGTCGCTCGGTTTCCTTGTTAATCAGTCTAATAGTCATGCTTGTGTCAATGAGCAAAATGCCGTCCGGCATCTCGTCGAGAACGTGAATCGATAATTCAGGGTCTGATAGACTTTCTGAGATTTCTCGGATGCGCTTAATGTTGAATTCGCTATTTGTTTCTAACTGCTTCGCCTTCTCCAGAACCAGGAGCGCCGCTTCTCTCGCTTCCTCTAGCCGACTAGCTGCTTCAACCGCGACATCAACTATTGTCTGAGCAGCAATTTTGTCAGTTCCTAAACTCATTGTTTAAATACCTCCTGAACCTTCATCGTATCGGACCGCCAATCCAAGGCGTCGAGATCATTTGCTGAGCTTCTCATTGAATAACGATTTGTCCTTCTCATCAAGAGTCTTCAATTCACTCTTAACGCGATCAACGCGCGATTGAACCAATGCTCGATACTGCGGAAGATGTTTAGCTTGCTCGCTCTGCAACTCAAGTTCCCGCTTAGGAACCTCGTCAAGCAGCCGCTGACGCTTCTCGGAGTTCTGGTTTAGTTGGACCTCGATGATACGTTCAAGCAACGGCTGGTGCATGTCGTCACGAACGTAACCGCGGCTCGCATACCACCACGGCTCAATAATTGGAGCAGCCTTTGCCACGCCGACTACTGCGCCAGTAATGGCGGCAATCAAGCCACAAATTGTGACTGTTTTGCGACGCCAAGTACTCCACGCGATCCCAACAATCCCACCAATAACGGTTGGTGTCATAGTTTATCCTCGCAGTAGTTCAAAACGACCATCCCAGTGCTCGACAACTGCCGTACAGTGATAGATCCAATCCCCCGCGTTGATGTAGATTGCTCCACCCCGCACTACAGTTTCTATCTTGGGGAAGTGCACATGACCGCACACAACACCGTAAAAGCCCCGCGCACGAGCATAATCAATCATACCCTGCTCAAACTTAAGTTCATGCCGCTTAAGAATATATCTGAGGTATTTTCGAAGCAATTCCCAAAGGTTCTTTTTGATTACTTTTTCTACCGCAGTTAAAATGTGGAGCAACGTCCAGGACTTAAATCTGTCAATCTGATCGCCATGCGTGACAAGCAAAACTTTACCATCAACCATTGTATGCGAAACACATCTGGCAATCTGTAGGTTGTTATAGTCCCCTACATAATTAAGAAATATTCTGTCGTGGTTACCTGGGATGTAGAATATTTCTGTACCAGTTTGTAGTTTATTCGATAATTCTTTAATCACATTGCAATGAGCCGCAGGCCAGCTGAGATGATTGTTGGCCTCAATAATATCCCCGACAAGGTAGATACGTTCTGCATTGTGAGTAGCCAGAAAGTTACTTAGCCTACCAGCTTCGCAATGGGGCGAACCAAGGTGAAAATCAGATATAAATATAGAACGAAACCTAGTTTGATGCACGAATATCATTGTGGTTCTCGCTCCACGGCTTACCGAGCAAATGGACCGAGAAGTAATTGGCGATATACCTCACGCCGGTGGCAATGAGACCTTCGGCCTGCACGCGCCGTGGCGAGGATTGTATCCACATCGCAGGAACAAATTTGATTTTTCCGATCTTGGCAAGGCGCACGGCTATATCGGTGTCGTCGCCGTAGAACGTGATCGACGTGTCGAAGCCGCCAATTTGTTTGAAGGCTGCACGCCGCATTACGAAATTTCCACCTTGGATCATTGGCAAGAATTTGTGAGCCACACGAGCAAAAACATAAAAGACTTCCGTAACAACCCGTTTATAAAAAGATAGACCTTCATAATAAAGTGGTCCGCTACACGCCACAACCCCGCGGTCATACATTGTATCTTGCACCGCTTGAATCCAACCCGAAGGTAAAACATTGTCAGCATCCACATGGGCAACGAGGTCATAACGCGCCGCAAGCTGGCCTGCGTTACGCGCTAACGTCAACCCCTTAAGCGGCTCCAAGATAACGCGAGCGCCTGCGCGGGCAGCAACCTTCGCTGTGGCGTCTGTGCTGCCATTGTCCACAACGATAATCTCAAAGGGAACAGAAACTTCTCGTTTAATAGAACTAATGCAGCCCTCTATCAGGGCCTCTTCGTTATAGGCAGGAATTACAAAGCTGATCATTGAAAGCACCTAATAAAGTGACCCCTCACCTAACTAAGGATGAGGGGTCAGTCGGCCTACTGTACGAAACGCCCGTGAACCGGCACGCCGTTAACATTCGGTGCCGCGCCGCCGAGCCTGCCGCCCTTCGCCGTCACGGCGGAGCAGATAGCTTGAGCGATGGTCGACACCGTAGCCACGGCTGGGTTACCAGCGGCGATGATGTTGGCAACAGTTGCGGCCGTCGGCAAGAAGCCACAGGCTGCCACGGCGGCGGCCTGAACGTCGGCCGCCGTGATGGGTGCGCCAGTGAACGGGTTGGAAATAACGCCGCAACCACCGACCAACAACGTGCCGACCAGCGGCAAGACTCGTAGAAAATTCTTCATCTGATTGTCTCCGTTAAATGATCGATTTCGAGTTATCGTAAGCCACCAGCGCCGCCATCACAGCGACGGCGACGGTGTTGCACTCTTGGTCGGTGACGCGGCTCCCAACGTCAAAGCCGTCGTAGGTGAACCCGCTGACGGCTTGTTTTACTGCCGCCTGGGCAGCCGCCACCCGTTCTAGGTCTACCGTAGTGCCTTGTATCGTAGTATCAGTCATGGAAAAATTCCTTTCAGGTTGTTACTGTAACTAAGTCACGCCGGAGCTGATCCGAGTTGAACCCCTCCGGCGACAGGTCGTTCTTCAGCGGGTCAAGCGATATGTAGGCTAGTCCTTCGTCGCAGTAGGCGTTCATAAACGGAGGTTCCACGGCCTGAAGACGATTCCACGTCACCACAAGTAAATTGCCATCGCTGTTTCGTCCAATGCAGGGAACGTAGTGACCTCCGACTATTTTGGCGCCGGGGATAACGCTCCACGGCACGCCAGCATCAAACTGCTTTTCAGCGCTGTCCGGTAACTGAAGACCGACGCCTGTCGCCGAGAACAAGTAAGTGGCGAGAATAAATTGATCAACATCTCCAGGCCGCAGCGCCACGTAGGCGTCGATCTTATGTCGCGCGCCGCTGGCGTCGGAGATCCCCACATTGCGCCTGTAGGACGCCGTTGCCTGCATATCACCACCTTGATCGGTGGCTGGGTTAGCAGGGTCAAATCCGGTGGCTGCAGAGTAATCAGCCAGCACCACTGCGTCGTTGAAGGCGACCGGCTCCCCGGTTCCAGAGCGATGCGTCCACACCATGTGCTCGTGAGCGGCGCCAGCAAAGAGACAATCGGAGTGCCGGTCGTTAGCCAGCATCCCCCAATTTAACCCGATGCCGATGCCGTAATGGCCGAACTTTGCCGGTGGCGTCGGCAGCGCCTCGGCATTGAAGAACGCCCCGAACTTAAGGCTGACCGCGTCCGGTCGCGCTGGTAATTTGCCGAGCTTGTAGTTCATATTTTTTCACCTAGTTCAGGTCCGAGTGCAAAATAACATCGTTGCAGTCCGTAGATCGCTTCAGTAAAGGTTTCTGTGACGGTTACTAAGCCGCGAAGCTCCGTTGGGTCTGCTACGAGATCTTTAATGACCGCCTCGATGCCGCCCATACCATCTTGCGCAGCTTTCACGATGTCCTGGTCGTAGGCATCTGAAATGCCCTGAATAACTGCCCAGGATATGCCACGCTTCTCGGCAAAAGCTGCGACGGCGTATGCTCCCATATCGACAGTGGAAACAGGATATTTAGCAGCAAGGGAAGCTTTCGTTACAGCAGTTGCAGCAACTTCGGTGGAACTGGAGAACCCTCGTCTGATCTTGATCTCTGGGAATACGTCAACAATACGTTGCAACCAATCAGCATCAGCCTTGTGCTGTGCACCGTCTGGCGTAAATACAGTTTGTACAGCGACCACGTCGCCAACTTTGACGTCTGAGGTAAGCGCGCCCGCTGTTCCCCAACTGATGATTGCCTCGCAATCGGATGGAATTAGCCCATCCATGTCGTTGATGGCTGCAAGACCAGTCAATACCTGCACCACCCACTGGTCAGTAATAGTATTGGCCTCTTCGCGCAGACCAGTGAGAGCAGCTATCATGTTCTCGGCACTGTTACCGGTGCAGCGGCAATCGCCGCTGTGATGGCTGGCGTGGTCATCATCACCTTCGACATCGCGGGGTCCCTCGAAGCGGCAAGTACACCGTTTGACGCCGTCGGTGCGACAACAACGCCGAGGATTTGATCTTTCGGCATTGCATTCACCGCAGCCACCTTGGCTGCGTTGGTGTGAGCAAACATACCCCAGACGAACGACGCGGCAGGAGGAATGACGGCAAAGCCTGTGAGCAGCCAAGTCGAGAGGTCATTAACTTGATCCGCAGACATGCCGCGAGCCACCAGTAGCGCGCCGAGGGGGCCGCCGACAGACAGAAGCCAGCGGATGAACATCATTATTTGGTCGTTGTTCGGGATCATATGGTAGCTCCTTAATGAACTCTTGCAAATTGATAGTGCATTGCGTCGACGCTTGTCGAACTCCAATCTCCGCCCCAGGCCGCTCCTGCTTCTTTGAACTTGACTGTTATTAGCGAACTGTCTTGGAACAAGTGATTCATCGAGTGCTGCTCGTTATCAGCACAGTCGAAATCTAGTGCGGCACCGTACCCGTGCATACTGCGCATCGTGCCGCCGCGAATTGGCCGTTGATTGTACGATCCAGAGAACAGGTTGTACCGTAGCGTTTCGATGGCCGACTGCGACTTGCCAGTAGCGTCCCAAATTGCTCCTAGTACCTGCGTCAGACTGACAGCGCATTTCTTGTGGATGCGGATCTGCGTAACGACTATGCCATCCATGCTAAGCACCCATGGGCAGGCAACGTCGACCAAATTTGCGGATTCCCAGGCGGCCCACTCGCCGGGCGCACTGCCGGGGTTGCCGTAGAAGGCGTCACAGTCGGCCTGCAGCGGCCACGTCTGGGGCACAATAATCGACAACGGAGCCGAGGCAACGGCCGGGGGCGGTGGAACAATTTCCGCATCAAACAGCTCAACGATCTTGGCCTTGAGAGTTGCGAGGGTCATGTCTGTCTACGTCCCCATCATTGCCGGCAAACGGCCTCTGACTTTTAGAACCCTGTTGGTCCACCCCCTGCCGTATTTGCTCCACCCGTCGGCCTCGAGCATACGCTTCCAGGTTAACCACGCTGCGTCGAGTTGCAGGACTAGAACCGCCGGCGTCGCGACGTTGACGGCCGCCAGCGTCTGGGCGTCCATCGCCCCAGTCGTCGGCCACATAGCAACACACATCTGCAAGGCCTCGATCGACCCGGTGATGCCGAGAGTTACCGCGCAGTCGAGCATGCGGTAGTCGACGCCGGATGGAAGCTCGTTGAAGTGGATCGGGACGGCGAAGCGAGTGGAAAATATCGCGTTGGCATCATCTTGCGTCAGGGCGCCGACGTCGTCGACCGTGCATACCTTGCCGCGCACCTCCGACAAGTCCGTCAGCGTCACTCCCCACTTGCTGGCACCACCAGGCTCGTCGGGGCTGACGTTGAGTTCCGGTCCCTCGTCGCCAGTGATGTAGGTTAGGGACTGCGCTAGATTACTTTGCATCAATGATAAGTCCAATTAGTCCCGTTACACCACACTAGCTGGTTCGACGAGCCTGTCGTGCTGACGGTCGCGTTGTAGCTAGGCGAGGCAACGCCGTTGGTGACATAGGCAAGCTCGCCTGCCAGCGTGGCCACGCAGGTTGGCAGCGAGGCTATGAGTGAGGGGGCGATGCCCAACAAGCCCTGCATGTTGTCACCACCCTTGTTGAGCGCGGTATAACCAGGGTAATCCCATTTTCCGGCAAAGTATTGCATCCATTGAGCCGCACTCGGCACGAAGCCCTGATAGAGGTTCGGTGCCGACTGTGCCAGTGCGGCAGCAGGGTAAAGTAATAAGAGGGCGAGTAGCAGCTTTTTCATGGCTTCCTCAGTATGCAATAATATACATCATGTTGATGTTCACCGGGCGCGTCTCCGGGCCGCTGAGTGTGATGGTGCCGGTTAAGGAAGTGATGTAAACGCCGCCTGGACCGAAGAAATAGATACCGTTCTGGCTATTCGTCGAAGGAAGGGTCACCACCTGTGGTGAACCACCCAATGGGTACTGCGGCGGGTTGATCGTGACGCTGTTGTTCGGAAGAGTATCGCCCGTGAAGCCATAATTCGTTTGGCCGTAGACATCAAACTCGGCTACATCCTGGCCAAGAAGAAAATTTGCCGTGCCCCCAGGCCAAGTATGAGAGCCTGCAAGGTTTGAAAATGCCGGCCAATTCACCTGCGGATTTGCAATGCTGACCGATGATGAATACGGACCGTTTGCTTGGGCTTCCCAGGTACCTACATGATCGCCGGTGGTGCCGTCGCCGCGGTTGGTGCGAGTTGAAGCGCTGGGGTCAAGTCCGCGTCCGTGGTCCCAGCCGCGCGCGAAGGCGCCACGCAGGTCCGGCACCTTGAAAGTATTAATGCCGTCGCCGCCGTAGGTCGCTTTGATGACGTTGAACAGGTTTGGATAGGCAGAGATGTTTTTGGTCGAACCATCACACTCCAGGAAACCCGGCAGCGGGATTTCCACCGGGCACAAGATGATGCCGCCGGTCGGCACGCCGCCAGCCGCTCCTCCACCGCCGCCCGATGCCGGCTTACCGGGGGTAGTAACCTGAAACACAGTCGGGCTGGTTAAGTAGCCTTCGCACATCTGGCCGGCTCGCGAGAACTGGCCGATGACGATGGAAGAGCCGTCGGTATTGATCATCGTTACGGCGCCGAGACCATTAATATTGATGGTCGGCGTCGTGATGGTGTTGGCGTTGGCGATCAGGAAGCGAATCGGCGAGCCGACAATCGAGGGCAGCGATGCCGGCACCGGCGACAACGTGACAGCGACGTGGTTCACTGCACCGGAATCGACCGCTGCATAATTACCGGCCTGTTGCTGGATCAAAATATCAGGGAAAATGGACCAACCAGCGCCGCCAGTATCGGGGTCGGTAGCGTTGTTGTCGGCTGTGGAAATCCAGTAGTGACCTGGCGGGGTTGATTGCAGGAAGGCCCCGCTGGGATAGCCGCCGATCGCTGTTGAGAAGGCGACGTCGTAAGCCACTGGAGCCCCGCCGGCCGCCACCCACACCAGCCAGGACGTTATCTCGTTCAATAGGCCGTTGAAGTCGGCACCCCACGGCGGGTCACCGCCGGCCGCAAGCTGCGTGAAGGTAAGCGGCGGGAAGCCATCGGTGAGCGAGGCGCGACCGGCACCAATGCCGATCTGCGACGGTACCGGGATCGGCTTCGTGATGTAGGCGCCGGTCGCGCTGTTGGCGAACGGAATGGAAAACTTTGTTGGAATATTACTGGAGATCATGGCTAGTTGTTTCTCACAGCTGGACTATGTTGTAGGATACGCCGGTCGGTTTAGGGAACACGCCGGAGTTAGTTAGGATAGCTGCCTGTACCGGCGACAATTTGAACTCGAAGACGTAGCTCATAGTCATGTCGAGGTTGTCGACCACGTAACCCTTACCGCTAGAGCCGAACAGCGTGATCAGCAGACGGTTGATGGACTTGATTGAACCATCACAGATGTTGCTGAAGGCCTTGGCCAGTATCAGGACTCGAAAGCCTGGGTCAGACAGCAGGTAGTTCTCTGTCGTCTGCTGGCCGGAGTAGAACGGCCCGAGGCCGCCGGTGCCAAACGGCTGGTAGTCGATTCCCTCGTCGAAACCGAAATAGGGCGGCCCGACACCGATCTTGAGTACGCGGTTGACTGCCACGATGCGACCCCAGACGTCGAGGCCATAACCCTGCGCAGTGTCGACGTTCCAGATCAAGTCGAAGAACTGCTCAAGGTTGGCGGTCTGATCGACGCAGTCGTCGAAGTTCTCAATCAACTGCATCAGAATTGGACTATTGGCATACTGACTGATGACTGTGCGCCACCAATCAAACGGCTTGATGGCGCCGATCGAACTCGCGCCGATGGCGAACGTACCGATAGCATTCGCCCCCGGCAGGTTACTCGGTGGGTAGGCGGGGCCGGACATTAAGGTTTCTTCGCTTCTGTCTTGTCCTGCGCCTTCTTCAACGCCTCGTTCTCGGCCATAAGTGCCGCGATCCGCGCGTTGGCCTTGTCGAGTTCGATAGCCAGCGCAGCTTTGATATTGGCATCATTCGCTATGAGTTGCCGAACCATTGTCTGCGGCGCTAGCTGTTGGGCATTTGCTGCTGTAGCCACCGCGAGGCCGAGTGCGATAGTAAGTGCTCGGATCATTTTGGTTTTCCTGCGTTCGCTGCTTACTTTGGAAGCGGCTGCTGGAGCTTCACCACAAAACCAGAGATAAAATCATCTTCTGTCTTCTGCTTGGCTGCTGCGGCCACGCCGCTTGCCTGCCATTGCGTTCGCACCGCATCACAAGTTTGCCAACGCGGCACGCCATTAGAATCCGGCGCCGTATCATATTGCGCGCGCCAGCCATTCTTCGGTTGTATCCCAATTACAGTATGAAGATATTGGTGGCAAATCTGCATCGCTTTGCCGATGTCGGTGTTTTGATCGTAGGTCTCGCTCTCACTTGCGATCCACACCTGCTGCGCCACCGCAGCGAATGGCAACACGGCAATGACGAGGCCTACAATAATGCGTCTCATTGTGTTTTTACCTTCTGTTTCAGAGCGACGATTTCTGTTTGCATTTCCTGCATGGCCTTAGTGAGCTTCCAGATTTCCGGAACGGCAACCTCGTAATAGCCGCTGTCATCCTTTCGCACCATTTCAGGATGAACTTTGAGCATCTGTTGCGCAATCGTGCTAGTCCCTGCTATACCGTTTTTCTTCCAGACATAATCCCGAATTGGAAAACTCATCAGATACGACAATTCACTTTTGGCTTTGTGAATGTCCTTTTTCAACCTCTCATCCGATGAACAGGCAAAGCCTGGGGCTCCACTTGTGTTTGCGTAAATGTTACAAGTTCCATAAGCATCCGCGATTTGGATCATTCCATTCCCGGAATGTACTGTTGACGAAGTTCCGATGGAGAATTTACCATCAACATTAAGCGTCGCCACAGTGCCGTACCGATTGAAGAAATTCAGCAGATGCGCCGAGGTGTTCGTGGAAACGTCGTTTATAAAGAAAACATCCCCTTGCGTTTCCTGATTGATAGCTAAACCCGGCTGGTCAGTGCCGTTCCACGTTCCATTAGTATAAGCGCCAATGTTAAGTTGAATGGCCTGGCCAGGATAGGTGACATCCTGATCAAAGGAACCCGCGTTGGTAAATAATTCACTGATCGGACAATAGGCAGGATTGCCAAAAGCACCGCTGTCGACGTTGTAACAGGCGCCGTCCATCGTAAACATGTTCTTGATTTCAATCGGGCCTGTTCCTGTGATAAGCGTGCCGGTGCCAGGTGTGCAGCCGGTATAGGTTGAGCAAACGCTAATGCCCGAAGTTGTCCAATCCTCACCCTGAAAATACATGCCGGTATAAATGTGGTTGGCCGAAGTGCGGGCTGTCCACGCCGCGTCGCCAAGATAAAGAAAGCATCCGGCAGGCATAAAGAAATGTCTAAAGCCGGCGTCATAAGCATTCCATACCGCAGCGGCAACATTCGTTGAGACCGGCGCCGCTGGGTTGCAGGAAAGCGACGCAAACTGCCGAAGATCAGCATAACCTTTTGCCGTTAGGGACGAAAAAGTACCAGCCGCGGGGGCTGTACCGCCGATAGCAGGAGGCGAGGCAAAGACTGCACTAATGCCGGTCAAATTTCTTAAATCAGGTTTTGTCGTTACCGGCTGTGCAATAGTAGATGTCGCCGCAAAAGAAAAAGCAATGATTCCTATTAAGACTGTAACAATTCGATTCATCTAGCTTCTCCACTACCCAATCTTCCAGTAAGTGCCGTCACAGACCACAGGTACGGCGTTCACGCCGCCGCCAACTGCGATTGCCAAAAAGGTGGTTGAGTTTGCATCCGTGACAAACGCCCGCACCCCCGCCAAACCCGAAGCCGCAGGCAACGTGGCAACAGTAAAGACGTTGTTGCCAACAAGCCCGCATTGCGCTTCTACGACCTGAACATTCCATGGGATTGCCGCAGAAAACGTAATCACCGCCCCCGCAAGTGACCAGGTATCGTGCGACTGAACTATGCCATCGAACGCTATGAGAAGGGACGCTGCTGAATCTGGGGTCGTTGAAAGTGTGAGGCTAGTAGTAGTGCCGGGTGTGAAATCACCTGGGGAGACAAAGTCTTGAGCGTAAGCAATTCCGCTACCTCCGCCACCGCCTCCGGAAAACTGCGCACTGCTGCAATTGACTGTGGTGTTTATCGAAGCGTTGATTGGCGAAGACCCGAGGCTGGAACGCTGCACCGTCCGCGTGAAAGTCTTAGTCGCGACTGTGTAGACGCCAATGCCTCGTTCCCACGCCGCGCCATCGGCCAAGAAATATCGGATAATCTGTCCATCGACGACGCCAGCACTCTCCAGTGTTGGAAACGGCGGAATGGCAACGCCGACCGTCACAGGTCCAGTGCCGGGGGCCGAAGCTACTGTCATTTGCGCTAATTGAGATAAGAGGGCGTACATGGCTAGGACGTGTTAACCACGATATCGAGAGCCGACACTGTCGGTACCTGATTGATCTGTACCGCAACCGAGTTCTGGTTGGCGGTCGCTGTAGCCATCGCCATCGACGGCACGATTTGCGTAATGCTCACCGTATAGGTGCCGGTGCCGCCGGTCGAACCGGATACCTGCCCGACAATCTGGGTACCGATAGCCACGCTGCTGCCGCCAGCGCTGCCGGATAAGAATTGATTATTGGCGATGGTCGCTGCGGTGCAACTGGTCACCGTCAGCGTAAGACCGCTGATACTGCCGACGATGGAAGCAGCCGGCGTGTTGGCCGAACCGATGTCAATGGCAACGATCTGCGCCCACGGGCCTAATGCTGCCACCGAAGCGTAGAACCTGGAGGCGTAGATGATCGAACCGATGCGAGCGCGCTGGCCGCCGTCCTCGCCAGCGAAGGCGGCGATGATGGCACTTTGTATTTGAGTCGCCGCATTTGACGGCACCAGCACGCCGTTGACGATGTTTACTGAGAATAAGACGTCGAGCGGGTCTGGCGTCTCAAACGATACTGGGTAGGCTGGGTATGGTGGGTCGTAGCCGGATTGGTTGTCGTATACCGTGACCGTGGTGTTGCCGTTGTAACCACAGCCGGGGGCCTTCTTCTGCCACAGCGCTTGCGCTATATCGGCCGCCAACCCACCGGCCGCCGACACGTAGATCGAACGAGCTGCGATAGTGACGCCGGTAACGATGATAGGGGAGCCTGTGGCGTTCTCCGTCACGTAGGCGTCAACTACGTTTGGCACCGACAGTACCGCACCCAACACCGACGGCAGGAAACCTAGTGAGTTGTGCGCCACCGACTGGAAGCGGCGATTCTCGAAGTCGGCGCGGTTCTCCACGTCGTTGCCGATGACGCCATCCGAGGCGTTGGTGATGGAATCCCAACCCAGCACGGTTTGGTAGATGGTCGTCAGACTGTTTGCGGGACAAGAGATACTGCCCTGCACGTTGCAGGCAAACGATATATCGACCGTACCATTGACGCCAATAATGCCGTCGGCGGTACTAGTGTAGGTATTGCCGTCAGCGGCTTGCGCCAGCGAACCTACTGGGATCAGCGTTCCCGTCAACCCTGAGCAAGTTGCCAGCACCACAGTGGACGACGAAGGTATTCGCTCAATGAAGTAGATGCGAGCGATGCCGTCCTGGTAGCGGCCGGTGGCGTAGGCCGGATCAACAGAATTGGCCATCATCGCGAAAGTGTCCATAGCGTTGCCAGTAACGGCAGCCATCGACGAAGCCAGCTGACCCTGCGGCGTATTGAGTGCTGTATTCAGATTGCCACCGAAAGCAGCGTTGATGTCGGCCTGAAAGCCGGCGAGTATCTGCGACTCTAGAGGGGCAATGAACCCTCGTGGGCCGAAGGTCGGTGGCGGCACGTTCGTCATGCTAGAAGCCTGCCGCTGAGATTTGGCCAGCCGAGTTTGTTATTTGCACCTGACCTGTGACCTTTCGATTAACGAACGAATTTATATAGCAGACCGCCGTGGTAGTGCCTGGAACAAGGAGCGCCATTGTCATGAAGTAGGACTTCATCAGCGCCAGCGACGGCGTGAATCCCAGTACGCTACTCCAGTATGGGATGCCAAGATTGATGTTGTAATAGCACTCGCCCTGGAAGGTCTTGATGGCGCTGGCCGCGTCCTGCGCCTGCGAGTACGGTTCGCTGGCCATGGCGATGTTCCTGTCGGAATCTATCGTCAGATCCCAACCGGCGGTATCGAGGAGAAAGGTTTGCATTACTTCATAAACACTTTTGTTGCCGCCGCTTCCTGCGTTAGCGCATCGCCATCAGTATCAACGGTACCAACCATGCCAGCTTTCAAGCTGGCATCCGGACCGCCGAGGTAAGAAGTCCCGTTGACAATAAACTGAGTGGCCGTGAGCGTCGCTTTATTCTTTTCGAGAAGAAACGAAGTGGTGCCCTCGTCTGGACTCATGTTTATGCTGCCGTCATCCTTAAATTGAATATAACTCTTCGGCTTACCGCCGAGGAAGCAGCCAAAGAACATACCGTCAGCCATGTCGTGCTGGCGAAACGATCCCGGCGGGGCCTGGGCGTCGCTTACTTTCTTCGTGCCGTCCCATCCAGAGTTGTTCTTGACGGCAGTACTTATATCCCTGTCCGCAAACACGGCCACACCGATATCGCCGACCTTCGGATCAAGGATAACCGCCTTGTCAGCACCGCCCTGCATACGGAAGTATGGCAGGTTGTGCATCTCACTGTGCGGATGCACGTTGCCTAGAGCGTCCTGCATTTTCACCAGTGGCGAGACGCTAACGGTGCCGACCGGGGCAACCTGTCCGGTCGTCGACACCTTGGTCACTTGAACGAGCGTTGCCTTTGCCGTGCGATTCAGCCCGCGGTCTTGCAGAAACTGATGCGTATTGAAGTCGGCAGCCGGCGACTCCATGAACTCGGTACTGGGATGTTCGTCGGCCATGTCAGTTACCTATCGGCGTGCCATACAATAGGGCAAACCAACGACCGTTCGGCATCTGGGAGTCGAGTTCGAGGTCTATCTTCGTCACCTTCCACAATCCGTTGGCCTGCGTAATATCGCTCTGAACCGTGAACTGGGAGGCGTAAGCTATGGCCTTGTTGAACAGCGTTCGCACCACTATGCCACCAGGCACCGCCATGGGGTAGCCCACCATGCCAGTCTGCGGCGATATCACCGTCTGGCCGGCTGACGTTCGGCTGCCCTGCTGCGGCCAGATGGCACACACACCATTCTCCAGTATCCAGCCGATGCGCGTCGCCCTGGCAAGCTGCTGCATCTGGGTGTAAGGCGGCCCCCACATGTACGGGTTGGAGATCATCGACGTGACGCCGTTATTCTCCGGCTTGGCCTCTAACTTCTGCGCTATGGCAGCATGAACGTCAGAGACCTTAGTAGGCCCGGAGAAACTGGTCGGGTCCTTCGGGTTGACCTTCTCCCAGCCGCCTACATTAGCGTCAACGCGGAACGACACTTCCGGCATGCTCTGCATGTCAGGCCAAGCCTGCATGATAGTGCCGTTAAACACGACAGACATACCGTTCTGGGCATCACCAGCTTGGATCTGCACCAAGTTCTTACCGCGCGTTAGCGGTCGCCATGGCACCGTCGTCAGGGCGTTCATGTGCGAAAGTGTCATGCCGAATATGTTGGCAGTGGCCGTGATCCAGTGTGCTCCTGCCACGGTAATATTGGTTATGACTCTTAGACCGGACAACGTAACGCCACCACCACCGGCACCACCACCCATGGCGAACGTCACGGTGATGACGCGTTCGACGAAGGCCATGCTTGATAGCTACTGCTGCACGTAGGTCATATTACCGGCAACATAGACGGACGAACCGAGCGCCATACAGACTTCGCCTCCGACGCCAGTGACAGCTACGGTTCCCAACCCGTTGCCGTAGGTCAAATTGCTATTTGCAAGAGTCATCGAGTGGCCAACTGTCGTTCCGCCAATTAGTCCAGCAGTGCCGGTGCCGCAATTGGTGCCAGTACCAGTGTTGAAAGTGATAGTTGTTCCATTAGATACAATCAAAACCGAACAGATATAAATTTGAGTAGAACCAGATGCGGCGATAAGTTGCGTGAGGGCCGTTGTGTTGCTATCGATAGATAGGTTTGTCTTGGCCGCTGACATGCAGGGGTCAGATGAAGCAACGACACTGAGTTGGTGCGAGCTATTAACCGTCGCGCAATTCGCTGCCGACGAATAGTCGCATATCACGTTCATAGCGACGTAGTTTCCAGACCCGTCCGTCACTACGGCATACGTGCGCGCTACACCGTTCCCGTCCTTGACCGTGATGGTGCCACTCGCGGCAATGGCAGCACTGACAGCCGCCAATGTTAACAATATGGCTATAGTGCCTTTCCAGTACCTAATCATGAAGTCAAATCCTCTGCGTGTCATGGGAACATCCCAATATATTGGCTGTTTGCCGGATCAGAGAAGTCTAACGATGGGGTGGCGATTGGGGGAACAGGCACGATAGAGGAAGGAATAAATGGCGGAAGAGCTGATGCGCTGGCCACGTAGGCCTTCTGCGCAATGGCGACCTCTGCCGGGGTAAGATAGACCAGCACAAAGCGAGAGCCGAGGCCGACGTAATTTGGATCGTCATTACCCTGAGTGTCGATGAAGCCAATGTCGCCCAAGAACCCAAGGTAAGTGTCCCTGACGATGAAATTGCGGTCTTCAGCAAGCACACCGCCGATGATGAGACCAGTGTCGACGTACAGGTCTACGAACACACCATAGAACTTCTGATAGATGTTGATATGACAGGTCTGCTGGTTTAGAACCGTCGTCAAGGTCTGCGCGTAGTTTGCCGTGATGGGAATAGTCAGCATTAGGAGCCAGCTCCGCCTGGGAAGCTGCCATAAAAGTCTTCTGCAGTACCAGCGCTCGGCACGGCAGGGGTGACTCCGTTGTTGTTCAAATTGGCACCAGATGGGTCCAGCGGGGCTACGACGTCAGTTGCCGCCGGTGGCGTGACCCCGTCGGTAGCTACTCCGCTGCTCGAACTGTTTGCGCTGCTCGTCCCAGCTGTGGTGGACGAATCCTCGCTGACAGTGACGCGGACCTCCTCCAACCACATTTCCACCGTAATGATGCCGAGACCATTGGTGGCCGTTCTACGATATTCGTAGTGTTTGACGTTCACCGACTGGTAGACAACTTCCGGCGTAACCACGTCGTAGAACTGAAGCGTTCCGGCTATAGCCGCTACCGATGCCAATAATTCGGCACGATTTGACTCAGTACCTCCGGCGGCAAACTTAACGCGAGCCTCGAACGGCGTGTAAACCTTATTGTAGCTCTCAAAGCCGCCCCGCTCGACCGGATAATCAGATATGTTCCAGGTCTGACGGTAGTCGATCTCCAAGAAGGAGTCGAACACCACCACAGGACTGCCACCTTGATAGACGCCCCATTGCGGTCCCACACCAAAACTAAGAGCGTCAACTACATCGCCAGTCATCAGCGTCGGAAACAATATCGATACGCCGCCGAACAGTACGGGAACGCCGGGAATACTTTGCGTTGCTGCTGCTCCGCCCTCAGCAAGGCTGCCGGTGACGTTGATTTCCGGTAGCTGAATCTGATCAGCCATAGCCAGTATCTGCTGCAACTGCCGAGAAGCGGTTTGCTATGAACGGCTGAATATTGTCCGCCACGTCTTTCATGTCACGTACGCCGTGGAAGTTCATGTTGCCGATGCTCAACGACGATTGCTTGTTGTTGGTGGTGGACGACGATGACGGCGACAAGAAACTTGGCATGTGCCGGCCTAGCCAATGGCCCCAGCCCTCCTCGGCGGGGGCAGCGGGAACGACGGCGTTGCTACCGGTAGCGGGAGCAGCCTGAGCAGGAGCGACTGGGGCGAGATTATTCTTCGGGGCGTGTTCGTAAGCGAACCACTCGTATTTGCCGCCCATATAGTCGTCGGGAACGTGGCCACCGCCTAAGACATTGTAGGGGTCATGATTCTTGTTGACTGGATACCAATAACCAGCCATGCGTTTTCGTTGAATGTCATGCATAGCAACCATGTTGCCAGGCTCATTCGAAGAATTGCCCGTAGCACCTTCGGATAAATTCGACGTCTTCAGTTTGGGCCAAACATTCGTATAAAACCATTGCCTCTCTTTCTCATTCATAGTGCCAATGCCGGGATAATAACCGCCGTAAAGAGTACTTAAAATTGATTGCTTTTTAACCATTGCTCTGTTCAGAGCAGTTTCGCCCTGCATGATAGCAGCGTCTTCGTGGCCAGGACCTAGACCAACTTCAGATTTAATCATACCTCCGAGAGCTTCGGCGAAAGCTGGATCATTTATACCCGGTAATTTTGAGCGATCTACAACACTACCATTACCAGTGCTGGGAATTGCTCCACCACCAGCCGGAGCTACCGCGTTGCTGCCGCCTTTTGGCGCCGCGGCGAGGTTCGGGTCTGGAGGACTGCTAACCGCAAGGCCCGCGCCACCCAATAATCCGACGCCCGCGCCGATACGCGCACCGATGCCGGCACCTATGGCCATGCCGCCTGGGACGGGGCTGAAGAATCCAATGATACCGCCGATGGCCGCGCCTAAAGACGTCCCGATCAGCAGGCCGCCAATCTCTTCGAGAAGGTGTTTGAACGCCTCCATATGGTCGTTAACGCCGCCCATAGTCTTCACGAGCCAACCCAGCGGTCCATCGAGGTCCTTAGCAATAGAGTTACCGAGCTTAGTGAGGATCGGGACGAACTCGTTCCAGGCACTCAGCAGCCTCGTGGAAGATTCGATCTGGGCGTTCGTTGTTGCATGGAGCTTCTCGGCGTCCTCAAAGAATTCCTTGAGCTTCTTGTCCGACCGATCGATCATATAGATTAGGTCGCCGTTCAATCCAATGGCGGCCAGGTTAGCATTGACCTCGTCGAGCGGCCGGCCGCCGGCAATTTGCTTCTGCGCCGCTGACGCGATACCGCGCAGCATAGTAGTGGGGTCGTTCGACCACACCACATTCGGGTTGACACCGAGCCTTGCCAACGGGTCGAAGAGTGCAGAATCCTGCCCCTGCTTGGCAGCACCAGCCCGCATGTTCAGCGTATTGAGGGCGGACGTCATCGATTGCGGATTGATATTAGCCCGCCGCGCGGCCTCCGTATATTGAGCGATCTTATCCGGCATCAGGCCGAGCGTCGTCGCCAACTGGCCGACCGCAACATTGGTGGCGTTAGTTTGCTGGATGAAGCTACTGATGCCGGTAACGGTCAAGTAGCCGGCAGTCATCTCACCGATGGCCCTGGTGACCTTGGTGAAGCCGTCCTCTACGGTCTTGACTGACTTGACCGCATCTTTACTATGCTTATCAATGCCCTCGACAAGCTTCTTATACTCAGCAACCGTGACGTGGCCGCCCTCGACAAACTTCGTCGGGTCGAGGCCAAGTTCGACGATGAGCTGATCGATGATAGTTGCCATTATTGCTGCTGCTTTTCGTAAAACTTCCGGTACGCGCGTTTGTTGTGATTATTGGTGGCGATGATCTCGAGGAACACGTAGGCGTCCTCAACCGAATAGACGGTGTCCAGCTCGTGGAGGGTGGCTAGTTCGCTGGAGATCACGACGGCCAGAACGTTGGGCACGTTCTCGTATTGGGCTAAGTCGGCTGGTCGATCGCCGGAGTCGGGGTCAAGCTTTGGCGCACTCCGGCGAAAGAAAAACCCGTGTGAAGTTCAAACACCTCCGAGCGAAGGTGAAGACGGGTTGATACTTCCTCGATGTCCTCTTCCATCAAAGGCATCGCTGTCTCAGGGTGAGCCTTGTCGCGCACGATACGCACGCACGAAAACATCTCATCCATCAACTCGGTTGCTTCGTAGAACGGTATGGTGCCGAGCGCCTTGAGGCCGACAACGGCAATACCAGCCATGCCTGCACCGCTCACGTTCTCCGGCATATCGACGCCGGCACGCGCCAACGCCTGAAACGCCCGAAACGCCCAGCGCTCAGCCTGCGATGCCGGCATCTCAGTGATCAAGAATAGCTTGCCATTGTCACGGCCTTCGGCGTCGATAGTGACGTGTTTTGTTTTTCTCATTTAACCTCCTCCGTTTCTAATTATCAGATTGGCGCCGAGCTGACAGATTGCCACAGCATGCCATAACGTCGGGGCCGAAGCGTCTTGGCGGCATCCGGAAACGGCGGAAACGACGTTAAGAAGCCAGTAGTGAGAACCCATTTCTTACTGATGCTTGGCAACAAAAGAATCCCGCTGGCCTCATAGACCTCGCTGTTAGTTTGCTGAAGTTGGAACCACTGATCAAACAAGTCGTTCGATGTCGAGTCGGCTTGTAGCGCTATGTTCCAAGTTACTGGAACGTGAACGTAACCGCCGGACAACTTACCATCGAGACCCATAAGGGTTTCAGCGGAGGCCAGCGGCCCAGTAGTATAGATATCATCAGCAGAAAAGCCCTGCAGTTGAAACGGTGCCGTGAAGATGGTGCTTACGGATAGGGTCAGTACGGCATTGGCGGAAGTGATTGTGGGCATAGTTTAGGCGCTCCTTTACATAAGCTCGATTGAAGCGAGGGATATTTTTTGTACCGACTGACCATCAAGATACCAGAACGTGCAGGGCGGTGAGCCACGGGCTTGGCGCACCTGCGGCGAAGCATCCAACACCTGCAAGTACCAGCCACGCTGATTAAGCGTGTTGCTGATGGTAACGCCTGCTGCATTGTTAACCTCGGCGGCCTGCGCCATGGATAGCGTAACGCCAGCGCGGAATGCACCAAAGTTGAAACCCTGATTGATGGGGTCGAGACAAGCGGCCTCGATTAGCGAGTAGCCCGCCGCGTTGTAGGGAATCGACTTGGCGTTGACCAACAATTCCATCAAAGCCAACTGGAACTGATTGTTGAGCCAAATCTGATCAATGTAACTATCAAACCATTGGAACGGCCCTGACACCGAACCAGGATAGAAGAAGATGAACCCCTGATTGGCGGTAGCGTAGGCACCATAAAAATTGTAGCCGTTGGCAATCAAGTTATCGCCAGTAGTCTGATCAGTGACCGGGGCGGATAGCCCAGCTTGCGAACGGAAAGCGAATGTAACGCGACCATTATGTTCGCTAAAATCTATCGATGCGGCCGAACCACAGATAAACGCCGCCAGCGTGGCATCGGTGGCAGAGATAAGACATGTACCAGAGTATTCATTGAGCGTCAGCAGATAGCCGAGCGAGGAAGTTGCCGGCACCACGGTCTTTGGCGTAGCGTCGGAATCCCAGCAGACATAGCCGTAGCGATCGTTCTGGAGACTGTTCCATGTCGCAAACGCCAGCTTGTTGGTGTTGCCGGAGACGTCCGGATCGAACGCCGTCATGAAGGTGGCCCAATCTTGAGTCGCCTGCGTAAGGGCCGTCATAAATGGGCCAGGGGTTGCCGCCACGGCGCCCTGGGATGTTACCGCTCCCGATGCTGCCGTTAGCATTATTGCCGTAGCAAGATTATTAGTAGCAGCATAACTTATAGTCGCCCCGGAACCAGTAGCCGTGGTGGTAATGACGAAGGCGCCAGCGATGCTGTCGTAGGAGGTGGTGAACGGCAGCGCACCTGAGCCGAAACCGGCCTGGATGACATTGGCAGCGGCTGAGAACGAGCCGACGGTGCCGAAGGAGACCGCCGCGGCGGTGTAGCCCGAACCGTTCACAGTGACGGTCAGCGCCCCGACTGTGAGAGCATTGAGCTGGGCAATCGTCAGCGTGTCAATCGGGCCACCGCGCAGGTAGCCAGCCACCGAAGCCGTGGGGTACTGCGCAAAGTACACGCGTGCCGGCTTGATATTGGAATTATCGAAGCCGTTGAAGTAAATCATGCTCAGCGCCTCCTCAGTGGAGGACGGACCGAAGTAGTTGCTGACGTCAACCTGGTTGCTGAATGGCTGCACCGCGCCGATGGGCACGCGGGAGTTAGTCGTCAGGATGACGCCGATGATGTCGAGCGCGCGACCGCCCGCGCTGAGGACGGCTGGATTGACTTGAACGATCGCAGAAGCCGGAATTGTGGTCATTGGCTAGTTTCTCCTCATGCGGGGAACTCGATGTCGGCGGGCACCCGCTCGACGGTGATGGAGTCAAAGAATTGCTGCGGGATATCATTGACGGTGGTGTTCACCTGGAAGCAGGCTTCCACGATCCACCGCTCTTCGATCTGCTGGTTCTCGTTTTGAAACGTGATCTGCTTTGGATCGTTGGCATACAGTGGCACTACACCAACGTTGAGAACCTTGAAGGCTTGGCAAGCAAAATCATCGCGCAGCATCGTACTCACAATCTGCGCGTTATCTCCGCCATTCGGCCCGTGAACATCCAACTGAATCGTAAGCTCAGTTGGCGCCAGCGCGTTGAGCACGCCAGCTGCCAGCACGCCGCCGCCGACCGAACCGCTGGGCGCCACGCTGTAGACCCCCGTGCCGCCGACGGAGCCAGACACCTGCGACTGCACCGAGAACACCACTCCGGTGCCGCCGACCGCACTAAACACAACGGAGCCTACTT